CGTAATTGAGTAATGGACACCGCAAACAACTCGTTGGGTTTTTCAGATCGATTGAAATGTTCATTTCTCACCTCGAAAATTAATATACGCCCTATTTCAGGACTTGTCAAGGAAGATTTTATCGCCGCAGTAAAAACTCGACGCCCCAGACACACCCGAAACCTTGCATCGTTTTGGACAGTCCCCGCAAGTGCCACTCACGCCGTACGTAATATCTCTGTCTGCCAGGCTGTAATAGAACTCACCTAACGCCGTGCCGTGTTCCTGCCTAGCCAGCCTAAGATACCGCCGCGCCCTACCTGATTTTCTCATCTCTCTCTCCTTTAGAATTACATCCCCTCTCGGGGAAAGTCACTGTTTGTCACGTATTTGGTCCCCTTGAGTCATTCTGTCATAGGGTTGTCATACCAAAGTCACGCTAATAGGGAATCCAGGGATTATCTGGAGACCATTTATAGCACTTAACCCCGTATTTTTTCATTGTGTTCATAAATAACCATTGGCCCGATTTAAGCCTATGGTTTTTGCTAGCCTTAACCTCAACCATCATAATTTCACCATTCCTGTAGCAAATAAAGTCTGGATACCCCCTCCCGGTGATCTGCCAACCATTAACCCTGGCTAAGTTTACAAAAGCCTGTTCAGCCGGACTCTTGTAATCTCGATCAAAGTTTTCCTCTCTCAGCTTTTTGTAAGACATTTTATCCTCCAACGTTTCGTATTATACCACGAGGATAAACAAGATTCAAGCTCTTTTTTGCTAAAAAGTACCCTATAATAGAATACAATACATAACATACAAGAAAGAAAGAAAGATATTCTGTATTGTACTTACAATAACAATGGAACTAGTCGGCTCAGGCTTACCTTCGCTCGGCTTACCGCCTCGCTCGAAGCCTTCGCCTGATCCCTGGTATCTCTCTCTCAAAATAGTTACTCCCATGATCTGCTCCCTCATCTAGGGTACAGCGCGATTTTAACGTCGCTCCGCAAGGTACTGTCCTCGCGCCGGTGTCCGTTTTTTGTTTTCTCATTATCTTATGAAGATACGCATGATATTTAGCGATACAGATTAAGAGATTGCAATTTCTGTTATCCAATTTATCTCCATTAATGTGATGGACAATTTCTTTCTTAGTAAGAAATCGACCGATGGCCTTTTCCGCTATCAGTCGATGTTCCCTAACAGAATTATTATTATCAGCACCTGGATGTCCATTGGCATAAAGATATGAATACCCATATCGAATTTTTCGATTTCCCTTCCAGTTTGGGTGCTTCTCTCCACAAATATCATAGATTCGCGGACTCATTTTTCTTTCCCTATTATCTCTCTTCCCCGGGGTATAACGCGTCTAAAATCCGGTTCCTTTCCCGGACCGCTACGTTGTAAGCTTCCATTGTCCAGGCTTCCCCCCTCTTTCCGGCGTCGCTCATAAACCGGTTGCCTTCATCTACACCGGCGGCCCAGGCAATCCGCTGATCTCTCTCAAGGTGATAAATCATGTTTCTTTCTCCTTTACTTTGTCTCCCCAGGGATACGTCTGGGCGCAAGTAACCGCTAGTCTTTCCTTAATAATTCCGGGTTCTCATAGACATTGCCGATGACCTCTAGTTCGCGAGTCCTTGAATCAACCAAGGAAATGTCTATTGCATCCAGACTCCGATATTTAATTTGGGTTATTTCAAAAAGGGCAAACTCGGGATTATATTCAACAGCTCCCTTAAAGATATCTCCATCGGTGCGATAGACCAGAACCATGTCCCCCTCATAAATCTCTTTGCCGTTCTTGTCCTTGAGGCCCGTGTATTGAAGGAGATATTTTTCTTCTTTATGCCCATGCAGGCTAATGCTTCCCCCTCTCCCGGAAACAATAATTTCATCCCGTCCAACCGGAAAAGAAAGCATGATAACGCGGAACATTTCTTTCCCCTTCTTATCCCATACCCGAAAGCGGTAAGCTCTATTTGACATTTTTCCTTCTCCCCTTAGTTAAGTTATGACAATTTTTGCAAAGTGTCACTCCATTATTGATATCCCAAAGTTTTAAACAACCCAGACAATCTTGACTGGTTTTTAATTGGTATTCATCAATAATATCAGACAATCTTTTCAAGTGGTGCGCCTCTAAATAACATCTGCGATTATGACACGTTTGGCAAGTCCAGTTATCCCTTTCGAAAACCCTAGTTCTCCAAACAATATATTGAGAAAGGTTGGGAATAAGAAGACGAATTTTAGTTTTCCCACCTTGCCAATTCCTCGCCTCTTCACCAGTTTTACCCAATAAAGACTTACTTACTTTTTCAGATATTTCGGGATGTTTGGAACCCTTAATAAACCCACCTATTTTCTTGTGTCCCTTTTTGAAGGAGGTAGAATTGGGCCGCGTGTTATAGGCCTGAAACTTGATTTCTCTCATCTCACCACTAATCCTTATCAACGGGGATGGCCCTCGCCCATGTTATCTCGCTTTCGATGAACTCGTTGCGATAAGGTTCTTCGTTCCCCAAGAGTTCTTCTTTGACCTTCTTCAATGCTTCCTTGGAAGATTTCGCATCGAGAAGATAGGATTGTTCCCAATACTCCTTTACAGTAGCAACAACATAATACTTTTTCATTTTCTCTCTCCTCTAGAAAATATCTCGTTGTCCGTGTCGTTTGTGCGTAATGCTAACCCAGACCATTGAAATGAGTCCGGCCCCGACAGCACCAAAGAAAACCAGAACCAGACCGCCTAGGAACCCAATAGCGTTGATGTCATTCATGTTATCTTTCCTTATTAGAATTTGCGGCAAATAAAAGAAATATCGCTTCGACGATGAACACTAGAGCCAATAAGTCTTTGATTATTATCATGTTTCTTTTCCTTCTACCTACACAATAAGCCTTTTTAAATCATTGTCAAGCTCCGTGATATATCAGAGGACCAAAAACACCATTTATTTTTATCAAAACCCATTCTTGCCATCCCAGACGCGCAAGGACACAATATCTATTTTTGCCAGTAGGGTTGATATGGACCTTCCCGACTTTTGCCAGTGGCGGGCTTCCCAGCGCGTCATTTTCGCGCCGTAATGCCACTTTTGCCCATAAAGCGTATTTTGCGCCCGTAAACTATCGTAAATCATCCCGTAACCCTAGAACGTCTACCCGGGGAGACAAGGCCCAAGCCATAGGGCGGCCTGTAGGGCCGCGCCGTAAATAAAAGGATTGATTAAAAGAAGACAAGGCTATCTATTCTTGATCAGATATTCAACCATCTTCTCGGCAACAATGACATTGTCTTTTATATGACCAAGAGCTGCATTACAATCGACACAAAGAATCCCCCGATTCATTATAAGGAAGGTTCGATACTTATCTCTAACCGAACCCGTCTGGATTAGATGATCGAATCCCCCATGGCGCGCAGTGTTACCCCATAAGATCATGGTTTGCGTCGCATAAGTAGCATTGTGTCAACTACGTTATCTATTGTTATCAACGACTTGCGTTATTTCTTATGTAATACGTAAGTTATCTTTACATGAATCAATCAGGGACACCAGCCCAAATCCACCATACCCATATCCCCATTCGGGTCTTTGTTGCGCACATAAGCTGATCGAGCGTATAAGATATGGTTTAGGCATATGGTTGTATCTGGGGAAGGGTAATACAATGACGCTCTTCTTTTTCTCCCCTGGATACAAACGGGTAGCGCAGAAAAGAGCCTTTATATGGGGGGATTGATTTAGGGGTAGATTTACGGGCGAATTTTACGGGCGCATTTATGTTTGGGGTGGATGGGGGTATGATCTTTTACTTTAGCGATTATGGTGATGGTGATTAGGGCAAGGATGAGGCCGATAAAGACCCATTCGGCCATGGGGTTATGGGTGTAGTAGACGTAGGCGGTAAAGGCGGTCCATGCGGCGCAGTAGAGGAAGGTGAGTGGGGTGGTTGGGGGATGGTTAAGGCGGTGTCTCATGGCATTGTTCCTTTCTGGGCAAATTATATAGTATTATGTGGGGCTTGTCAAGTGTAGGTTTAGCCTGATAAGTGGTTAAATAGGGACATCGGGAAGGGGGGATGTGTTATACTGAAAGAAGAAGGTATATTTATGAGTACGGCGCAAGAGATATGGGAGACGTACAGGGACGAGATAGCGAGCAAGTCACGTCTGGTTTACCGGAAGGGCGGGGCGAAGCCGTTTTTTACGGACGATAACCTGCGCATAGAGACGTCCTTCCAAGTCCCGGACCCTGACTTTATAGATAGTGATTGGCTTAAAGTAGCCATGGAGGACATGTATGCCGGAAGCATTAGAGAGAGAGCTAAAGAGAAAGGCGATTAAGAAATTTGGGTCCAGTCAGTCCCCTAGAGCAAGGGCATACATTTATGGAACCTTGCAAAAAGTCACCAGCTGGAAACCCGGTAAAAAGAAAAACAAGTAATGCCAATTATTCAATGTATCTGTGGTTGCGGCACTGGTTTTGAAGAGAGGGATGACCACGGAAGAAAGAGACGGTTTGTCTCTGGCCATAATTGCAGGGTGAGTCCAACTAGGGTTGGGGAAAGAATCACTTATAAGTGTGAATATTGCGGAAAAGATAAAACAAAGCTTTTATCTCAACATAAACCATATAAACATCATTTCTGTTCTGAGCATTGTAAGTCTGTTTGGTTTGGAAAAACATATGGTAGAAAAGGTGGTTTGGCGGCCCAAAAATCCCCAAATAAAAGTAAACCCCCATTGATTCCGAAAGAAGAACACTGGAACTGGAAGGGTGGGATTTCCAAACAAAATAGGGGTCAGGATTTTGAATATAAAAAGTGGGTCCGGGAGGTCTTGAGGCGGGACGATTTCACCTGCTCCGTATGTGGTAATAGGGGCGGAAGGTTGTCTGCCCACCATATTCATGAATGGGAGAAATACCCAGAACTAAGATATTATCCAGAAAACGGATTGTGTATGTGTTACGCCGACCACATGAAGTGGCACGGATTAAATAAGGGGGCCAGCCGTTGAGAAAGACGGGTTGGGTTCCCACTAGAGAGAAGAAGAGCAAGTGAACGGAGAACCCCCACTTGTTTGGCTACGTCGTTCTTTACGCAGTCGCCGCCTTAATAAGAGAGGCTATGGCGATATGGTATTATCGGGCAATTATAGGGGGCCGGGCTTTCTTGGCATCCATAGCAGGCGGACTTATAGAGATAGTGGACTTAACGGTTCTGTCGAGTCTGGTTATTTTATTGACGCAAACGGGTGGATTTAAGCGAGCATATCCGGCGGCGGCATATGTGTTATTTGGGTCATTGGGGGTGTATCTGGGGGTTAAGTTTAGGAGCGGTAGGAGAAATAGGTAATGGAGCATATCTGTCCTACTTGCGGGAAGGATATGCCAGCGGTTTGCCCTATTTGCGGCAAGGAAGTGGACATTTACTCGCGCGTGGTCGGGTATTTGCGCCCGGTAAAGACTTGGAATGATGGAAAACAACAGGAATTTAGGGATAGGAAAGAGTTTTTAATCAATAACGGAGACCATGTTGGCTAAAAAGAAGAAAGATAACTTAGAAATAGACCCGGAAGCCAGTAAATCCACCATCGAGGGATTTAGGGGGGGTATGAGATTGCCCCTTGACCGAGTTATGGAGAAGGGGACGAAGTTACGGTCGGTTCTTGAGATACACATCAAGGAAATCTTCGATAAAGAGAAGGCAAACCAGAGTAAACTAGAGGATAGTCTGACGAAGTGGCAGAATATTTATTTTGGACAGAAGGAAAGCAAGAATTGGCCGTTCCCGAACTGTAGTAACGTGGCGGTTCCGATAACTAGATCGGCGGTGGACACGGTTTTCGTACGTATTGTTGATGCTATTTTCAATAAAAGTCTTGTCTGGATTGTAAAGGCGCGGAAGGCAGAGTTTATTGACTTGGCGAAACAGGTTGAGGATGGCCTGGACTGGTTCCAGAGGAATATCCTACGCCTTAAAAGGAAGTTACTTTCGCCACTTATGCAGGGATTGAAGTCTGGAACAGGGATAGGGGAACTTGTCTATGAGGAGAAACGGCGTACGGTATATCGCTATGCTACACCGGAGGAGGAGAAAGACCCGGCCATCCACAAGTACCCGCTCCCGAAAACGAGTGCGAAGGGCATAAAGTACGTCCAACAGTTGTATGCGGGGCCGAACTTCTATCCCATATCTAGAGAAGATTTTATCATATCATCGGATGCAACCGAGATCGAGGACGCCTATCTGGTTGGGAACAGGTTCACGCTCAGGAAGGCACAACTTGAGTCTAGGGTTCGGCAGGATTTGTATGACAAGGAACCGGTGGAGAAGATTACCGCACCGGACCAGTATAGTGACCAGCGCAAGGGGCGGGCGACAATAGACAAGAAGGAACTTGATACGGTTCCTTACACCGACCCATACGAGTTATGGAAACTCTGGTTGAGGTATGACGTTGACGAGGACGGGGAAGAGGATGATATCATGGTGGTGTATCATCCGTCCAGCGGCCAGATTTTGAGGGGGATTTACGCTCCGCTGTTCTCGGGGATGCGTCCATACACAAAGTTTATCTTCTATCCAAAGGAATTCAGTTTTGACGGCGAGGGCATAGTTCAGATTCTTGAACACCTCCAGGTCACTTTAGATACTCTGGTGAACCAGATGATTGACCGCGTTACCCAGATTAACGCGCCCATCCTGTTTACTAGGGAAGGATGCGGACTTGACGGTGTTAAGTCACTTACGCCGGGTCGCGTCTATGCCCTTGCCGACACCCCGAAGGACGCCGTTCAGGAGTTCAGGTTCAGCGACGTGACGATATCGCTGTCGAACGAGATACAGTGGATCGCCTCGATGATGGATAGGGCCGTTGGGGTAACGCCGATTTCTTTGGGGATTTCGACGGCGGAGAGGCCGGTAGCAAAGGATACGTTCGCACAACAGGAAGAGACGAACAAGAAATTCGCTTTCGGGACTGATAATTTGCGTGACTGTATCACGGAACTTGGGTATAAGATTTTAGAATTCATCGCGCAGTACCAACCCAGTTTCGAGTATCATAAAGAGGGCGCGAAAGGTATGCCAGAGACGAGAACGGTACAGTTCCCGGTCGAATACATACGGGATGCGTTCGAGATTGAACTGGCGGCTTCCTCCGAACTTTTGAACAAGGAAGTAAGGCGCGAAATCTTCATGCAGGTATATCAGTTGCTGAGCGACTTTATGACGAAGATTGGTGGGATGGCGCAGATGATTACATCGCCGCAGGTTCCGAGCGATTTTAAAAAGGTACTGATTGACGGTAGCAATAAGAGTGTCCTGATTCTCAATAAAATTTTGGAAAATTTTCCAGACATGAAGGATTCCAAGAACTTAATTATGGACATATCCGAGGTGGTGGATACAGATAAGTTGATACAACAGTCTGCGGACATTATTGCGGAGCAACAGCAGGCGGCGCAGGCACAACAGGGGCCTCCTCAGGGTCAGCAGGGCCCACCGCAAGGACAACAAATACCGCAGAACGCTCCTTTGGCTAGCCCAGAACAAATGTTAATGCCACAGGGTCAGTGACATGGACGACGCACTCAAAAGGAAGATGGCGCATGAGTTCAGTGGTATTGAACAGACGACTTTTTGGAACGAGTACCAGAAGGCGATTAAGGGCCATAGAGGATATCATTCACAGACACTTGAAAAGTCTGCAGTAGGTGTTGAGATTTCAAGGGCACAGGGAAGTGTCTTTGCGATAGATAAAGTTTTAAGGTTTCCAAGTGAATTGACGGGGCGCGATAACGTCCCTGAAAAGGATAAGGAGTAAATAGACAAATGGCCGAAGAAGAAGGGAAACCGGTAACACCAGTTATCGCCCCAGACACAGAGCCAAAGGCCGAGGACAAGTGGACGGGGAAATCCCCAGACGAGCTTGTCTCGATGCTGAAGAATCAGGAGACCATGATTTCTAAGCAGGGAAACGATATCGGAGACCTGCGTAACGAGATTGTAAGGTCAAGAGAAGAACAGCGATTGGCACTTGAGCAGGACAGAAGGCAGAGGGAGTACGTGCAACCGCAGTACACTCCTCAGCAACCGAGGTACGAGCCGCCGGACGAGAAGAGGTTCGACTACGAGAAGCCGGTTACGAGTGTTTATGGACTCGTGAACGAGCGACTTCAGTACGAACTTGATAATCGTGAGGCCGTGCGGCAACAGTACGAACAAAAGATGAACATGGAGAGGGCGATGAGTGCCTACGCCAAGGGGCGCGACAAGGTATTCGCAAGGAAAGACCCGCTCTATGAGGGGATTGAACCGGCAGTAGAGAACCTTGTCCAGCAGACGTTCATGGGCGGTAAAATGCCCATTGAGGATTTGCGGGACGAGGAGACGTGGGAAACTGCGGCTCAGATTATTCGCCTGAAACGTAAGGAATACGACAAGGTGAGTAGACCCAAGACACAACCGGTTAGTGCGCCATTCGGAGAGGTTTCTGCTCAGGTAAAGGACTTTGGGGGCGGTGGAACCATGCCAGATTTCGATGAGGGCGCGGACGCCATGATTCGGAATTTGGGGGCCGCCGCAGGAATTAAAACAAGAGAACAGGCGGCAGAAGCACTCCGGGGCGGAAAGAGGAAGTAACATGGCTGAATTTCTTAAAGACATTCACATCGTTGACCTTAACCGTTCCGAGATTGACGAGGCAAAATCCGACAAGAGGAAAGGACGGCTTTTCTTCAAGAAGAGAACGTATATTACGGACGCTGATTACAAGGACGCGCAGACACGCCCGCGCCATAAACTAGAATGGGCGAATAACGAGAAGGAAGGGTATGGGGTGCAGACTTATCAAGGAATGGGTTATGACTTTGTAACAAAGGATGATCCATATTACCCCGATGGCGCAAATATCGATGGAGAAGGTCACTACGTTTGGAAGGACGTTATCCTGATGAAGTGCGACTTCACGTTATGGCTCAAGCGACGGGCGCGAGACATGGATAAGTCGAATAAGGCTCCGCAGAAAACTAGGGAAGCGTTCGTAAACTCGGCCCGTGACGATGAAACGGGAGAGAAGTTGGGTTTTTCCAAAGATCAATTAAAGGATATGATTTAGCCGCCGTAAAATAAGAGGAGATTAATTATGGCGACGATGGGTTTTCAACCCTATGATATGATTGGAGTTCATGTTATGCATCTCCCATCAGGAACTACGGGCACCTTTGACAAGGGGGATGCGGTTTTTTTGTCTAGTGGTGTTGTTACGGTAGCCGCAAGCACTACTACGGATATCTATGGTGTTGCGGCAGGTCCGGCTATTACGAGTGGGACGGTTCCCGTTTATGTTGCCGACCCTTCTTCGGTTTGGGTTGGTCAGGTTGATGGAACCAGTGTCGTGACAAACCTCGGCACGTCGTATGGAATAACCGGGGCAACGGGAAGTATGGCGATTGAACTTCTTGATACAACCACAACCGTGGTTCGTGTAATCGGTATTCATCCCAAAGATGGTTATAAGGCGTTGGGAAGAGTTCTTTTTTGTTGGATGAACGCCGCTATCCAGGCCGCTTAATGGAGATAGACAATGAGTGATTCAGTTATTCGCGTAAATTTTGATGCATCTACCAACAAAGAACTCTTTAAGAAGTTGATTGAGGGTATTTTCGATAATACCGACAGAGAGGCTCTTAAAGAGTACCCGAATATGTTCAAGGTTCAGAAGTCTGAAGATGAGTATATTCGGAAATTGAGGATGGCCGGACTTCCCCTCGGTGGCGAGGTGAAAGAAGGCGAGAACATTCCCATCTATGCTCCTAAGTATGGTGGGACGAAGGATTGGACTCAGAAGAGTTTCGGCCTTGGGTTCCGCGTTACCGACCGTATGAAACGGTTCAATAAGTGGGACTTGATGGCGAAGTTCACGAAGAGTCTGAAAAAGTCTCAGGTTGAGACCAAGGACGTTGAGTTGGCTAAGGTGTGGAATAACCTGACGGCATCGACCTATGCCACTGGTTACGATGGGTTTGTTATTGGATATGATTCCCATACCTGTCTTGACAGTTCTGCCACAGTCTATGACAACTTACTGGGTTCGGCCCTGAGCAACGCGGCCCTTGAGTCCGCGCTGAACTATTTCGATTATTTGTATGATGACCAGGCACAGATTACGACCGCAAAGCCCGATACACTGTATGTGAATTACAGTTTGAGGATTTCGGCGGCCAAGATTCTGCGGTCTGATAACGTGTCGGGTGAACAGTCCAACACAATTAACGTGTTCCCGGACTGGGCGCTGAAAACATTTGTGTACCACCGCCTGACTTCTTCGACGGCGTGGGGTGTTCTTGCCAAGAACGACGATAACTTTGACATCAATGTTTGGACGGCGATGGAACCCGATTTGAAGGTTAAGGACGCTTGCGACCAGACGCGGGACACGGTTGTTGACTCCCTGCAATATTTTACCTACGGAGTTGGCGATCCGAGACTCGCGTATTGCGGAAATGTGTAAAAAGCGTAACTAATTTATTTTAAAGGAGATGCGCCAGAACTAGGGTCAAGGCGAAAGAAGATTAAAATGATCTTGACAAGTCCACAAAACAAATGTATTATGAGCATTGGATTGAAATAGAAAGGAGTAAATTCCAATGCCAAGAAAGGGACAAGTGATTAGACCCAAGGTTGAGATTGTTTGTTTATTTTGCGGAAAGAAATTCTACCGTTTTCCGTCCCAATCAAGGGGGGCAAAGTTCTGTTCTTTTTCCTGTAGGTCTAGGGCAAAAATGGTTACCGTTGACCAGCGCGGAGACAAGAATCCGTCCTGGAGGGGTGGGAAAAGAAAACTTGTTTGCAAAAATTGTGGCAAAGAGTTTTACAGATGGGACCAAAGATCGATGAATCAATTTTGTTCTTCTTCATGTTGGTACACACACAGTACTAAAGAACGCGTTAAAAAGATTTGCCAAGAGTGTGGGAAAGAATTTGAAACAACCCAATATCAAGTTAGCAGGGGCCACGGTTTGTTTTGTTCAAAATCATGTAATGCCGCAGTTAACGGGCGAAAACAATTGGGAAAGGCAAAATCACCAGAACACAAAATAAAAATTGGCCTCGGGTGTACGGGAGAGAAAAACTATCGGTGGAACGGTGGGATTAAGATGCAGAATGGATATACTTTTAATCGCGTTGAAAAAGGAAAATACAAGCAGGAACATCGGCAGGTTGCAGAAAAGGCACTTGGTAGACCGTTAAAAAGGAATGAACTTGTCCACCACGTCAACGGAATACCAACCGATAACAGAAATTCAAATCTTTTGATTTGTGATACTGGTTACCATTTGCGGCTCCATAGAAAAATGGGATTTCTTTATCAACTTGAACATTTCCTTGGTTCTAGTTCTGGCGCACCTCAAGTGACGGAAGTTTAGGTACTTGGATACCTTAGAAGAAAGAAACGGGGGATGCCGCCAAGGGTATCCCCCTTATTACGATCACGCAGGACTAACGAGCGACAAGTCGTATTACGGATCGAGAGAGTGATTAAATGAGTACATTTCCTGATGGTTTATTTCAGTACGGGGGCCAGCCCGTTGGGGCGCAGTTTGCTAGTCCCTGGTCAACCGCCTATTTTGTTGATGGCGTTAACGGGGTAGATGATTTTGATGGCAAGAGTCCCGTCAAGGCCAAAAAGACAATTCAGTCAGCGGTTACGGCGGCTGGCCGCGGTGATGTTATTTACATTAGGCCACAGACGTATACGGCTGGCACTGGGTTTGCTAGGTACACCGAACAGATTTCTGTTGCTTTAGCCCAGAGCGATCTTTCTTTGATTGGAACCGTAAACTCTATTAATCCAGAATACGGGGTTAGATCAAGGTGGGTAACAACTGGTTACAACTTAACTAATGACGGTCCCGCCCTTCACGTTGAGAACATCGGGTTCTTTTCAGAGAGTGCGACCAACACGGCCCTTCTTCGTAACTCTGATACCGTTGGAAGTGAACGGTATGGAGCAAATGGTACGACTTTTTACAACTGCGTAATTAAGGGTGGAAAAATTAGTGTCCAGTGCGGGGATGGTTTAACTATTAGAAACTGTATGTTCCACGGTGGCGGGGATGGAGTTACCGGTGGTATTATTGCCACCTCTGTTGGATATAGTAATCCGGGACGACGACTGAGAATTCGTGAGTGTCTATTCCAAGCGAGTAATGGTAGCGTGGTCGATACGGCTTATATTTCCATTAACCTCTATACAGAAGTTCTGATTGATAATTGTTATTTCGATTTACTTCCGACAGACACCAACTATATCAAGGCCATCACAAGTACCGGGTCAATTATTAACTGTTCTTTTGGTGTTGCTGACATGACTCTTGCTACTGGAGTTGTCAAGGGTGGTCTTGTTGCCGTAAATCTTGCCGACGGAAAATTCCCCGCACAACTAGATTAATTGAACCTTTAATATAATTGCACAATAGAGATGGGGCGGGGAAACTCGCCCCTACTCTAATCTTTAAGGAGGTTCGATGGCGAACATCATTATCCAAAGACCCGACACTTTCGGTAAAACCCGTTCTGAACAAGAGAAGAACCTGCGTTCAGAGGGGATGAGAAGTCTTTCGGACGAACAGCTAGATAAAGTCAAATATATAGAGAAGAAATATAAAGAAAGAACCGGATCGAGTAAAAATTTCCTGGGTCAAGAAATCGTTGGTGGGAAAAGCGACATAACTCCCGATGCCTGATACCAAGATAACGATCGGGGTACTCAGTCAGGGGATACTAAAGACGGAGATGGCCTCCAGTCTTATCATGGCGATAAGTGCCACCGTCGTTCCGCTTTACCTAGTGTTTTACCAGGGCGCGTACATCCACGACAACAGGAACCAGGTGATCGGGGCCGCAATTAAAGAGGGTTCATCCCACGTGATGTTCATAGATTCCGATCAGACGTTTCCAGAGAACGGGATAACGACGTTATTGGACCGGGACAAGGACATTATTGGTGGGTGCTATAACAGACGGTCTTTCCCGTTGCAGACGACGGTTCAGGCTTCGGTTGATGGGGGTCCAGCACATTTTCTTAAACCGGACGAGATTCCGAAAGAACCATTCAGGTGTACGGTTGTCCCGGCGGGGTTCATGCTGATTAAGATGGAGGCGTTAAAGAAGATTGCGCCGCCGTACTTTTCGTTCGATCCGTTTGAGGGGCGACTAGTGGGAGAGGATGTTTACTTCTGCCGCAAGGCAAACATATCTGGAGTAGAGGTGTGGTGCGACCCGACCATAAAAATAGGGCACGTGGGCGATTATATTTACTAAAATGAGTCCGATATTCGATTTTGCTTGCGTGAAGTGCGGTCATCACGAAGATGATGTTGTTGTTTCCAGAAGCGACGTTGAAAAGATGTGTCCGAACTGTAAGTTTTTTATGAAGAAAAAACCGAGTATATTCCATCCGATTTTCAACGGCGAAGGTTGGACCGAGAAAATCTATAAACGAGGTGCGGCATGAGTGAGATAACGGTTTCTAAGCTGAACGAACGGCTCAAAGAGATCGACGTGGAGTTTCAGAAGGCGGTACAGGCGGCTGTTCAGGCTCGGGATGAGCAGGTGAGGTTACGGGGCGAATTCGACGCCATTACCAAACTGAAGGCCGAACTTGGAAAAGGAGATGAGGTGAAGGATGGCTAATATACTAGATAAAAATCCAATTTATCTTACGGCTACGGCGGCCTCAACGACCGGCCCGCTTTGGATTCAGAAGATTGTCCTTGTTCCTGCCGCCGCCGCAGACGTGGCTACGTTCACGTACACAATGGGGGGAACTATCTATTCATTCGCCAGTCTGAAATCCCAGGATACGAGGGCGATGAACTACGAACTCGATTTCGGCCCCGATGGAATTTACGTCCCGAACCTGACCCTTGCTACACTTTCTAACAATGCGGTCTTGTATATTTATCTTGTTTGAGGTGAAACATGGCTAATATTATTACAACTAATCCCATCTATATTGAGGCCGCGACAATCGGCGTTATTATGACGACCCCCCTGTGGATTAAGAAGATCGTTCTGGTTCCGAACGCCCACAGCAATACGGCCACTTTGAAATATTGGGTTGAGAATGACGGGGTTGCGAGGGTAAATAAACAGGGACAGACGGTCGGAGTAAGCGGAACCAATACCATAACCTCTACCGGAAACTTCGTGGCCTCCGCCGCAGTAGCCACTGATGCAATTCGCATCTATGGGGCTGACCTTGCGGCCAATATCGGGACATGGGAAATAACTACCGTATCTTCTGACGACGCTATTATCGTTGCGCCAGCAATCACGAATGACACCACCGGGGTTTATTTTTGGCAAACATACCCGAGTTATCCACTTGCCACAATGAAGTCTCAGGCGACGAGTTTACTTAACTACGAACTGAACTTCGGCGGCAAGGGACTGTACGTACCGAACCTGATGGTTACGGCCCTGTCCACGTCGGCCCTACTCTACATTTATCTTTAATGCTTAAAGTACCCGAGTCAAAGAACGATGGTTCCGGCAAAAAGTGGTATACCTGCGCCTTGTGCGGGAGATCGTACACACAGGTAGAGATACCATTTTCATCAGGAAGTGTAGTTCCAACGGATGGTGAAACACTTACCGGGGCGACTTCCGGGGCTACGGCAGTTGTAGATAACGTAAAATTGATTTCAGGTGCATGGGACGGTACTGCCACTGGGATAATCTGGGCCAACTCGCCTACGGGCATAGATTTTGATAGTGGGCATTGGGGTAGCCATAATGAGACGGTTACGGGGTCGATATCGGCCTCATTCGCTCTGGAGGGGTATGGGCACAAGAAAACCTATGGTAGGGTTTACTCCGAGGCCGACATAGTGGAAAGAGACGGCATTTTCCTGTGTACTATGCATAATCAGGCGCGTTGGAGCTTCCGCGATAAAAACGAGCAAGTAATCGAAATAAGCGAGGAAACAGAATGAGTAACGTTAAGTTGTCTCCTTGGGGAGACAGAATTTACATCGTTGTAGATGAACCGAAAGAATCTTCTGGATCAATTATCATACCACAAAGACATCGAGAAAGAAGTCGCACGGCGACAGTTTCAGCAATTGGTGAAGATGTGAAACACTTTAATGTTGGAGATAAGGTACTAATCAGTTACTACACTGGGATATTCATTGACTTATTGGGCATGGGCCTTGAGGGCAAAGAAGACCTTCATAGAATCGTGCGTGAGGACGAGATACTAGCTAAGATTGAGGTGTAAACATGGCCTATAATTTCGATTCATTTTGCGATTATTTAAAACTGGAATTGGGCCAGAGGACGGACCTAGAGACCCCCGTAAACTATTACCAGATATGGATTAATGCAGCGTACACCTCCCTGACAACCAGAGACAAACTTTTCGGGATGAACAAGTCCTTCTGGTTTCCTCAGTTAGAGGTAAGTGGTACGGCGACGACAACGGCGGGCGTGGCCTATGTTCTTGTACCGCCGGACGCACTTATCGTGCGCCGGGTAATGAATACGACAGACAATGCCTATCTGAAGCCAATCACCAAGGATGAATACTACAAACGCCTTAGCAAGTCCGTGACGGCCTCTAGGGGAACCCCTACGGAGTACGTGAGACTAGGGACAAGTATTTACCTATCCCCGACACCTGACGGGGCAACGGCCCTGACGATCTACTATAGGAAGATTCCGGCCCCCCTTGAGGAGACAACGGATGTAACGGTACTTGGGACAGAGTGGGACGAACCGATCCTGAAGTTGGCTGTAATACGAGCGCATCAGGCACTAAAGGAATACGACTTGGCCGAACTGGAAAAGAAGGCGTGGACGGAAGATGTACTCGGACTTATGGGGATTTACAATCAGGAGGAAAGAGCCAACGAAGTTGTTATCGGAATGAACTATATGTTCGGCTCGGGGTACTAACGTGGTTTTGGGCCAACACCATAGTCCAGAAATTCGGACCAAAATAAGTGCGGCCCGCAAGGGTAAAAGCATGGGTCATTTCGTTAGTAAGGAAACCAGGGACAAGCTGAGCACAACCTTTAAGGGTCGTAAGATAACATGGGCGGATAAGATTAGAAAAACACTTACTGGACACCACATAAACGATGAAATCCGACTTAAAATGAGCAAGTCCCAAAAAAAACGTTATGAGAATCCAGAACTTAGAAACAGGCAAAGAGATGCCGCCATAAGGCAATGGATGAGTCCGGAAATACTAAACAAGGTTTCTGGACCCAACAGTTATGCTTGGCGCGGGGGAATACATATTCCCTATGGACCAGAGTTTAGGAATCGCCTTAAAAATATAATTCTTCAGAGGGATGGTTTTTTATGCCAGAACCCGGGGTGCTATCTTCCAGAAAACGGGAGACATCACGACGTTCATCACATTGACTTTGACAAAAAACACAATGATCCAGCAAATCTCATTACCCTATGTCGTTCATGTCATGCAAAGACCGTTCACAGAGACCGGAAAAATTGGATGGATCATTACCGGGGTCTCCAGGGGATTAGGGGGCTTTTATGATTCTTGGAATCTTGACGATTACTGGGCAACAACGGATACGGAGTTATATCCATAGTTACGTTGTGCATCCTCTTTATATAGCATGGGGGATATGTAAGATAACTGACGAAGCCCACCTTGCCGATACGGGTCTTGTCAAGGAATTAGGGCGCAAGTTGGCGACTCCTTCCGTGTCGGGTGATGAACTTACCGTTTCCATAAGTGAAGTTATTTCCACAAACCAAGAGGTTTTTGAGGTCGGCATATTCGATGCGCCCACAAAGGGCTATATGCTTTACCGTGGATTGTTTTGCCACGATAGCACAATCGGAACACCCATTCCAGAGAGTAGGCATTTAATTTCAGGAGACCCTTTGAGTATATCAATAATCTTTGATCTAGCGGACGGAACATTCGTATGATAACTGATGTTGGTTTGCACGCTCTTGTTGGTCTTATCGGGGATATCGATACTCCGGTTGATTTTGCCTATATTGCATACGGAAGTGGTACGACTGCGGTGACGGCAGGAGACACCACGCTTGAAACTGAAATAGGTCGTCACGTAGCCATTCCGAAGATTAAATCAATTCTTCACGCACGTGATACCATTTCATTTTCGTATGATTTCATCATTCCGACGACGGCAGGAACGGTATCGGAGATTGGGGTATTTACGGCATCTTCGGGTGGTACAATGCTTTTAAGAGAGTTAATCAGCCCAGTAGTAACGTATAGGAAGGGGGCGACGGTATCCGTGGCGGCGGAAGTAACGGTAAAGAATGATAGTTACGGAGTTGGGGCGAGCTGGTAATATGTCCATATCCAAATTCAGTAGAAGGTTCATCGTTCGGCCCGCCGAACACCTCATGGATTTGCAGTATTCGAGTGCCAACGCAAATCCACAGGCTACGGCATGGCCCTCCCTAAACACACAACTCTATAGGAAGTCCATTCAGAAACGACCTGGCTATACCATAGATAGGGTGACTGTTTCGGGCGACCCAGTACAGGATGCCGCAGTTTATACAAGGCATGACGGAAGAAGTTATTCCCTCATGTTGACGGATAAGAACCTATTAAAGAGGGAACCGGACGAAGGTACAGGCGAAACATGGTCTTATCTTACTGATACATATACTGGTGGGGTCGCGACGGAACTCCTTGTCAACGGCGGATTCACTACGGACACATCAAGTTGGGCCGAGACAGATTGTACGGCGGCATCTGTTTCTGGCGGGATATCTGGTAACTGCGTAAGACTCACAAGAACGGGGGGTACATCTCAGTACCTATCCCAAACCGTTGCCGCCCTAACCATTGGACAACAATATAGTTTTACGGCCTACGTCAAGAGCGGGACGGGCGGCACGGCTGGTAAACTCTATATAGATGACGGAACGAGTACAGAGATGTACACGAAGAGCTTTACGACCTCTGCATCATTGGTTCAACAAAGCCTTACCTTCACTCCGACAACGTATACGTCCTTCAGTTTCAGACTCATAAAGGACAATGCTACTGCTGGAACCATGTTTTTCGATACCGCATCATTAGCGATTGTTTCGATTGCTACCGTGACTGGCGGGGACGATGTTTCGTTTACCGATACTGGTTTGGTTGTGGCCTCGGTTGAGACGGGTGATAAGTTTGTTATAAACGAGGATCATTCGTTCAATAAAGAACCCGACACCAGTTGGCGAGATGTTTTGTCCGTAACTGATGCGACAAACCTTGTTTTGTCATCGGCCTATTCGGGGGCTACGGATGGTCCGTTCAAGATTAGAAAGGTTTACACCACCCCCGATGGCGAGAGGTGGGTTTGGACGATAGTTGGAGACAAGTTCGTTTTTACTAACGGGAATACAAATGTCCAGTATTGGGATGGTGCACTTGGTTCTGCCGCAGACCTAAACACAATCAATGCGAGCAGGGCCAGATATTGTCTTAGTTATGCCGACAGGCTTTTCTTGGCAGACCTTTATTTCTCGGACGATGGCGGGATTACGGTCATTAGACATCCGTGGACGCTTAGGTGGTCGGCGCAGGGAAAACCGGAGACATATTTACTAGATGGAGATACAACGTCCGGGGACATTGATTTCCTAGAGACAGAGGATGTTATTACCGGACTTGGACAGGTGGGGAACCAGATTGTCGTCTATAAATACAGTACCCTGATTTTCGGGAATAGGACGGGAGTATCTACATCCCCGGTAGAATTCCCGACGACGCGGCGTGGTCTTGGATGTATCGCCCCGTACTCGATTATTCCCGTTGCCGGAACAAACGTATTCTTAGGTAACGATAACTTCTACTCCCTGAACGGGGACATACCCGAACAGTTTGGGGACAAGATACGGGACAAGTTCTTTGATGTTGTGAGCGAGAGTGATAGGCGACGGGTATGGGGAAGACTATTGCCCGTCCAGAAAAAGATTATTTGGATTGCCAACACCAACTCCGGCGATGGTCAACTGGCGTTTGTCTATGACCCTGGGAACAAGGAATGGGCGACGTGGAAATATTACGAGAACATTACCGGCATAGGGGAGTGCGCTTAAATGTCAAGGCTTAAACCGAACGCCCCGATCTTTCTTGTGGCAACCCCAGATGCTACTAACGGTTCTTCGACCATTAACCTCACGTGGATGAACGTTGAGGCTTTTGATGATGTTATTACCGTTCAAAGAGCTCCGGCTGGCGGGGCGACGGTTAGTATAGCCACAATCGGGGGAACGGACCAAACGTATTCAGACACAACCTGCGCAGATGGTTCACTTTATTATTACCGGGTTTATGGTACGAATGATTTAGGTGGGGGAAGTTCCGTAGATTCTCCATACTCAAATGAGGCCGGGGCGACGACCGTTTTACCGGTCCCGACTAAGCTGGCGGGAACAGTAGATTCGACAAGTCAAGTTACCCTGACATGGGAAGATAACTCGACCAACGAAACCGGGTTCGAGGTCTGGATGAAAAAAGGAAGTGCCGATTACCTTCTCCAAACAACTACGGCAGTCAATGTTGAGACATACGTAAAGACAGGCCTCATTGCATCCACCCTATATATGTTCTCTGTTCGGGCAAAAAGAGACGTAGCCATTGACGTATATTCGGAATACTCTAATATCATATCCCTGACCACGAATGATGTCCATACCCCGGTAACGCTTACAAATACAGGACACCAGAACATCTTAATCATAGGAAGGGTATTCGTTACCGTTGACAATCCGGACATTACGGTTGTCGTCGTTCCATCGGATGTCGTAACAAAGAAGTTTGAGATTATGGCAACCGATTCAGGGACGCACAAGATTGATACTACCCATGCCGACAACGGGTATCCTATCCAGTCTTACATACGAACAAAGGACATGGACTTTACGGACCAGCATCCCGATTTGGCCGGGATAACCAAGACGCTTAAGAAGTTCAGATTAATCTATGAGGACGTTGACGCCGACACCCCGATTACGGTTTACATCAGTAACGATGGTGGTGCTAATTGGGGTACAGCCGTATCAACGGTGGGTACGGGTGACGGGACGGTTAAGTTTGCCGATTTCTACTTTATGAACTCGGAATACGTTACGGGCCTGAACTTCACGTTCAGGGTAGAGAGTTTATCGACTACGAATAGTTTCTTATGGCTGGCGTTTGAAATAGAGTTTATGACACGGGGCGAGAGTTTCAATGTCTAGGGGAAAACATGGCCGATAAATGTTGGTTGATATACGGATTATTGTGTGGATTGGGTCCATCTACGGGTCCGGGACAATCAAATTTCCTTCGTTTCAATGGGACTACATGGACATTCCTTTCGGCCGAATACAGGAAGCACCTGAAGGCGGTGTCTGAGGCTGGGGCCAATGCGGTAAGGATATTACCCAATGGCGGGGTTTGGTATGACCACCCCTACGGAAAGAAAAGCCAGTTCTGTCAATTTGCCTATGTTAATGAGACCCAGGGTTGGAACCTGAGCGCATGGAATGAGAACTTCTTTGATATTACTCGCGCCGCCATAGAGATCATAAACGATCTTGGAATGACGGCCTTCTATTGCCTTGCCGATAACTGCGAACTTTTCAATAACCAAAAAAACCGGGTATTTTCGCCGTGGGTTTCAAACACTCATACTGGACCCGAAATAAAGAGTATTTACGATACAGCGGCATATCCGCACTGGAGTGCCTTTATAACGAAGTGTATTTCTGAGTTTTCTGGCCTGGATATCATCTGGTCACTTGGAAACGAAATGATTAATAAATCATTTAGGGAACTTGTTTCCGGACCAAACCACACCATTTCCGGCGGTGTTGTTTTCCCATTGATTGATTCCGGCGCACTGGTTCCCAATAAAATGACTTATGGAGCAATCCTTGTGGACATGACTTATGATCCAGTAACAAAAGAATATACTGAAACACCATTTTCCACATTGGACTTAATTAAAAAGGATGTTGGAGTTGCGTTTAGTGATGAGGTGAAGTTAAGTATTTACAAGGAAATCCACGGTTGCGGACGAAAACTTATTCCCGCTGATTCTAATCGTCCATACGGATGTTCAGTAGATCAGGCTATATCATGGTGGCATGGACCGATAAGAAAGATATTCAGCGACGATGGGGTTAGGGATGGGGAGAGTACCACTGATGTTGAGTCGGACGGGACACATAAACTATCTGCGGCCCAATGGCAAGCGATGGCCCTATACATCCTGTCTAGGTGTTCTGCGTCATCGAATGCCAGGGATCATCTCGTAAACTTTGAACATCTTCCAAGTAACCAAAGTGATACGGTTCAGGCGGCAACCTTCAAGGCGATCAGTACGGCTTACCATGAACGTTTCGGGACATGGCCGAAGAATTATGTTGGTTCCACCGTCGTTACGACTGGAAACCTAACGGTTACACTTGCTCCGGCGGGGGCTATCGCGGCGGGCGCACAATGGAATGTTGATTACGGGGCATGGCAGGATAGTGGAGATACGGTGACTAGTCTTGCCGTAGGAACCCATACCGTTTATTACAAGGCGACGACTGGATATACCTCACCAATAACGGCAACGGCGATTATAGCGGACTCAGAAACGACAACCAAGATCGGAACCTATGTTTTGGGGACCGATTCTGGAAGTTTGAAAGTTACTATTATTCCGGCGGCAGTAGTCGCGGCGGGAGCCAAATGGATGGTGGACGGTGGGGCTGAGAACGATAGCGAAGCAACGGTTTCTGGGTTGACGGTTGGCAATCACGCTGTCACCTATAAGGCGGTTTCTTTATATACCGCACCGTCTACGGAAGTGGCTACGATAGTGAAGGACGTTACTAAACTATTGGACGATAGGCAGTACATCCTTACGGCGGCTACTGGGTCATTGACGGTAACGTTACTTCCATCGGCGGCGGTAACGGCAGGGGCGCATTGGAACATAGATGGCGGGGATTGGCAAGATAGTGGGGCGACTGAGACCGATTTGGCATTAGGGGATCATGCGGTAAGGTATCAAGAAACGGTTGGATACACGGCTCCCGTACCGGAGACAGTAACGATAACATAACATGGCAAACACGCTCACCGGAACCTACGTGGCCCTGGCGGAGTGGGGAGCACTGCAGGTGACCCTTACTCCTACGGCGGCAGTAACCGCCGGGGCAATGTGGCAGATAGACGGTGGGACATGGCAAGAAAGTGCGGCGACGGTAGATAGTCTATCTATTGGGGCACACGTAATCGCATATAGGGTGGCTACGGGATACACGTCTCCGACGAGCGAGACGACACGTGTACTAGCCAGCCAAACGACGGTTCTTTCTAGGGAATATACTGTTACCCCGACGGCGATAACCACGGCCCGTCCGGCAAACAGGTTAGCAAATATTCCATATCCATTTGGGTTCAAATCGTTGGATGAGGTTCGGGATTACCTGATTAAACTCAGATCTAAGTTATCGGGAACCGACTTCACGGTAACGATGAACGATATTGTGTCCATAACGGGGGGTTCTGGACTTCCCGAACCGACATTAGGGGCGATAATCTATGGAGATGTTACCCCGAAGTGGGTTACACTTCCGGGCCAGATAACGACCACCAAGAAGGTTCTAACGCAAACTGGAATAGGGACGGTTAGTGCGCCACCGACATGGGAATCATTCCCGTTGCCACTGGATGGCGTTACTTATGAGATGTTGATCTGTAATAGTGAAACTTTATCTTGGGGTTGGCCGGGAACGGGGAATACATTTGTCGGCGTGGACGTGGCCGGTAGTCGTACATCTGGGATATATGATAGTATCTTTGGGTTTGAGGCGGGTCATTCGATAACGTCCGGAACGGCCAATAGTGTATTTGGATATCAGGCCCAACATTCAAAAACAACGGGTAACTTTTGTAATGCTTTCGGATATCAGGCTCAATATTCACTAACAACAGCAACCCTCAATAATGCCTTTGGAAGTTCGGCTCAATATTCACTAACAACGGGAAGTCCAAACGATGCCTTTGGATATATGGCCCAATATTTATTAACAACGGGGAATTTCAATGCCGCCTTTGGTCAAACAGCGCAGAGTTCACTGACAACCGGAAATTATAATAGTGCTTTTGGGTCTTTGGCCCAGAACGCATTGACGATAGGAGATTCCAACAGTTCTTTTGGAGAATCTTCACAGTTTTCACTTACGACAGGCCAATACAATAGTACCCTTGGGGCCTATGCCCACTTTAATTTGACGACAGGAAGTAATAATACCGCTTTCGGATACATGGCCAGCAATACCATGACAACGACAGACGGTGGAGTTGCCTTGGGTTACAAAGCTGGATACTACGAAACCGGGGCCGATAAATTATTCATCGACAATCGACAACGAATAAACGAGGCAGATGGGCGGATTAAAGCGCTTGTCTATGGTATTTTTGCAGATGCCGTAGCTAACCAGTCTTTAACATTCAATGCAAACGTTAGTATTACCGGCTCCCTAACCCTTGCCACGCCCCTTGCTCCCGTCGGAGCCAAGTACATCGTGCAGGAAGTGGATGCAACGCTCACAAATGAGCAGTCTCTGGGTGCACTCGGAACGGGTCTTTTACTGAATACAACAACGTCGAGCGTTGGTGTTCTTTCTATTGCTACAGATATTCCTACGGCGGTTACGATTGGCGGGGCGTATGTTTATCGGGTGAGCGGAACAGACGTTGCCGTGGCAGATGGTGGGACAGGAGTTTCTACCCTTGCATTAAATGGTATTCTTTTCGGGAATGCGGCAAATGCAGTCGGCATCACGGCAATCGGAGTACAGTATAATATCTTGACTGTCGGAGCCAGTCCCTTTGTCCCGGCGTGGAGCGGGTATCTTCTTTCGGGGACATCTGGCGGAAAGACGACGCTTGCGGTAACGAACGCAAAGACACTTACATTAACGGCAACGGATGATTATAACCTGACGGTTGCGGCCACGGCATCTATCAGCGGAACAAATACCGGGGATAACTCGGCAAATAGTTTATATGATATTGGTTCTGACACACAGGCATATAGTTCGATCCTTGCCGCAATAGCCGCAGGAACCTGGACTGGGGCAAACAGCATCACGACCCTTGGAACCATAGCGACTGGCGGATGGCACGGGACAACCATCGATGCTGACCATGGAGGGACGGGAAACGCCGTCTATGTGATAGGCGATATCCTGGCCGCATCCACGACAACTGCCCTTAGTAGGGTAGCCGCCGTAGCCGTAGGTTCGTACCTGGCCTCGGCAGGAACGGGGACACTTCCGGGTTGGGCGACATTGAATCAGGCGGCGTTTGCCGTGGGGTCTGGTTTGGCGACGGCTGATGGGCCATCCTTCAACCACTTGCACATCACTGCCGGACCAACCGATATTGCCGATGGCGACATTACCGTTGCATCGGGGCATGGCGTGGACTTTTCTGCGGCCCATAGCGCTAATGCTCATACTAATTTAGTCCTGACTGCCTATGAAGAGGGAACGTGGACTCCATCGATAACGTTCGGAACTCTTGCGGTCGGCATTACATATACTACACAACTCGGATATTATACCAAAATAGGAAATCTCGTTACCTTGAGCGGTAGAATTGTTTTAACAAGTAAGGGATCGTCAACGGGAGCGGCAAGCGTTGTGGGATTTCCATTTACGGTTGTTAACAACGACGCCGGGTATAGTTCGGGGACCCCTAGACTTGGAGCGGTAACATTCTCTGGCCAAATCGCAGTCAACGCGGTTATAAACAGTACGAAAATGGACTTTACCCAACTTACGGAAGCGGGGGTAATAAGTGCATTGACAGATGCTAATTTTGCAAATACTAGTACCGTCACAATTGGAATGAGTTATAGGGCGGCATAGGAGACATGGTGACAAGGATACTTAAACTTACAAGAGAATATATTATCATTCCTCCGCCCGATCCTCCCCCACCCTCAAAGAAGTGTCGGTGTAGTTACTGGTTTGAGAAAGGCGGCGATGGAAAACGCGACTGGAAACGTTGGTGGGATTGTGTTTTTGGTGATGGACCAAAGAAGTGTAAGTGAGAGAACCAATGATTATTTCGCCCCACATCTCCGAAAAAGAGTATTCCTGCCATTGTCCCTGCGGCGCACTCCCTCCGGCGCTTAGGGGCGGCGATATACCCACGTGCTACGAGTGGTTCTTTGAGGACTTCGAGGACATCAGACTTGAGTATGGGAAACCGATTTCCATACTAAGTGGATACCGTTGTCCGGCGCATAACCAGACAGTTGGCGGGGAGTATCTTTCAGCGCACCTATGGGGACTTGCACTCGACCTGGACTGTTCAAGTGTTCAGGGAGTGGAGGACTTAAGATTGATTATCGAGGCAATTCATCCTGAACTTAGGATGGGCGTATATAAAGATAGTGGAACCTTCATCCATATTGATGCGATCTATTCAGTGTTCCCGGTGGTTTCTGAGGCTTGGAAGAAAGGCGTGAGGTGGTATAAGTGACATTAGACCTTGAATATTTACAAAAACCGTCTGACCTATTAACACTTTTTTCCCCAACGATATCAAAATTGCAGTTTATTGCAGAACGCTTCCAGAACGGATTTTTGTACATTCCCGATGAATTAAGGAGTCCACAAAAGGTATTCGAGTTGATGGCGCACTTATTTCCGTATGCCACTGAACCGGCCCTTCGTCCATTCCACATCTATTATGAGATTGGAAGGTTCGATGGGTTGGTTGGATTTACTAACATCATACCGGAATATAGGTGTGGATCGTTCCTGAAGATATGGAATCCTAAGATTTGGGGGCCGACGTTGGCCCGTGATCTTATGGAGTTAGCCGATAGGTTTATGCAGGAATACCATATAAAGAGGATGGAGTTAGAGACGGCTGATGAAAGAATGGTTGGGGTGGCAAAGATTTGCGGCCTGAAACAAGAGGGCACGAAGGCACTCGGATTTAGGTTCGATGGTAAACTTTACACTAGTTATATGTTAAGGAAATTAAGGAAGGGTGATTAGGAGGCGAGCATGGGAATGGACCCTTTGACGATTGGAATGTTAGGTTCTACGGGGGCTGGACTTTTGGGGAGTCTTTTCGGCGGCAAGAAAAAGAAAACGGAGTATGATTCGACCAAGGCTCCGCAGGCGCAAGGGTTGGAGAACTCCATCAATCAGTACTATCAGAGCATGATGGGGAAACCGACCCCGTATGTGCCTATGAACAAACAGATGTTCGAGGGCGCGAATATTCTGTCTAATGCGTATGGCGGTGGCCCGTACACACACTACGGAAACCAGCAGATGGGTATGCAGGGACAGCCACGACAGATGAGTGGGATGCCCCAGGGTGGCTCCCAGATGCCCCAGGCTCCATCGCAGATGCCCCAGGGCGGTGGTGGCATGGGTCAGGGCGGGATGCCGCCTTGGTTGGCTCATATGCAGGCGGCTAAGGCCGGTATGCCCCAAAGACAGTAATGCGCGATAGATTAGGGTCGTCTTGGTTCGAAAACCTACCTTCCAGGAACCCGACGCAATCCTACATGAGGCGTTTTGTACATAATCCATCACTGCCCCTAGAAACCGGATTCTCCCGGATGAAGAAGGCTTGGGATGAAAATATGATAAGTAAATTAAGAACGAAATACGACCAGTTTTTTGAATAGGAGGAAGTGATGACTAGTCCATTCAGTAATTTTAATTTTAAGTTACCACCGCCTATTTCAGGTGGAACGGCGAATCCTTTTGCCACTCCGAATGGTCCTGGAGGTGGTGGGCAGTTTAATCCAAATGGTCCAGGCGGTATCATGGGGCCAACTCCCGGCCAGGGTAATCCCAATGGCAACCAATATCAACAGATGAGATATAGGAGATTGGCAGGGGGGCAAGGGGGTCAACCGACCCAATCACCATATGGTCCTAATGTTGGGAATATTTATGGTCCTGGCGGAACCATGACACCGCAACCCTCGGTAGCTCCTGGTCATGTGGGTGGCCAGATAACTGGATCGGCTGTAACTAATCCCGGACTTCTACAACCATCCCAGGCAACCCCGTTCACCGGAATGGGTGGTGGGCAAGTCGGACAACAGCAAGGTTATCCGGCAAGTCAGGCGACAAACAATCCATATATGCAACAGTTCAGACAACCTCAGCAACAGCCTCAGCAGATGCCTGCCAATCCTTATAATCCATATCAAAACGACTGGAATTGGAACCAGTCGGGTCAATTTCCCGGCAATCGGTTTCCAGCGTACTAGGGTGAAAACATGATCGACACAAGTAAATTCGGAGCTAAACCAGGTGGAGCGGTTGCCTCACAAGTTCAGAACGCGGCCCCTACCGGGGCATACAATCCGGCAGACCCCAACGCCTCATTCACCATGCCAGCGGAACAGTTTAATGCACCGGGAATGGATCAGTGGAGCAAGGCGGCAGACCTATATGGGTATGCTTCTCTTCCGCAGTCAGACCCGCGTGCATGGGGGACTGCCGAGAACGCCTATAACCAGATGTTGGGCGGTGGTGGTCAGGCCGTTGATGTCGGGGGATGGTGGAATGCACAGCAACCACAATTCCAAACCCAAATGTCCGATATGGCTAAACAGGCCGCAGAGACTGCTGGGATGGGTGGCATGAGGTGGTCTAGTCCATTGGCGACTAACATAGCCGATCAGACAAGTCGGGGATTACAGAACTTGACGGCTGATTTTGCGGGACGGCAGATCAGCGCGGACGAGGCGGCTAAACAGAGGATGATGGAATCCATGTCAGGGCTATCTAATTTGGGGCAGGGACAGGCTAATTTGGGGCTGGCGAACACGCAGAATATGTTTACCGGAGCCGGGGGTCTGTCTGATATCGGGACAAAGCAATTCAATGCCCCGATGCAGGCGGCACAGGCACTACAACAGAGTGGCCAGAATATGTATAATCAACAGAACTCTACAATGAATCAGATGTATAATCCTCCGTGGATGCAGGGGGCACAGGCGGCAAGTCAGGGTTCGGCGTATGGAACTCCGCAGACATACCAGCCCAGTTTCGGAGAGAATATGTTTGGTATCGCCGGGTCGTTACTCCCATATGCCAATTTCGGTCAACAGAGTTATGAACCATATTACAACTGGGGTCAACCACGTCAATAAGAGGAAACCATGACATACAATAGATACAATTCAGGACAGGGATACGATCCTACTCCGCAGGAAGCCGATTGGCTTGGGGGGATGGCATATAACCCATATAGTTCCGGGACGGACTTTGGGTTTGCGTTAAGGAATACACTGAATAATTTACTAGCACACAAACAGGCGCAGGGACAGGCCAATAAAGAACAGCAAAGATATGATGAGGAACAGGCGGCATTAGCAAGGAAGGAAACGTTTGAGAGGCAGAAAGAAGAACGTGCGGCGGCGGCAGAACAAAGAAGGTTGGCCGTCCTAGAAAGACCAGAAAAACCGCCGACTGAACCCGCATCTATCATCGAAGCCAAGGCATTAATGGCATCCGACCCAACTACATATCCGACTTTAGGTCCAGCACTAAATCAGGTTTTAAAGATTAAACCAGAAAAGACACTTACACAGATTGAGGGAGAGGCTAGGGCGAAAGCAAGGGGAACAAGACAGGGGGCACCATTAGCACCAAAAACACCGACTAGTTATGAACAAAAAAAGTCAGACATTAAGGCGGCAGTTGAGCGGGGCGAAATAACCCAACAGGAAGGAACCCAACTTCTCATTGGGGTAGTTAAAGATGCGGATGATGTTAGAAAGGGTGCGGCAATAAGACAGGCCAACGAGAAGGCGGTTGCCGATGTTTTTAACGGCCAAAATCTAGAAAAAGAGGCCAGGAGATCGGTACGTCAATCGGGTGGTGCGAGTCCATTTACGACCGAAGGATACCGGATGGATATGTCCCGCAAGTACAGCGTTGCCCAAAAAAACATCACGGATGGCGTGGCAACCGGAGAGGACAATCAAGTTGTATCAAAATACGATGCCATGCATGGTTATTTCATAAGCAAGATTGCCACTAAATATAAATCATTTGATGATTGGATGAAGAACTCACCAAATGCCAAGAGACCAGAGTTCGATAAAGACCAGATAAAAAAGTGGTTTGATATTTATGTTCGATGATCCCCAAGATTGGAATAAGTATTTCCAATCGCTATCTGAGGGCCAGGAAACCCCGACAGAGGGTGGCCTGAAGAAACCCGAAGAACAACTCTCGGAACCAACCGATTATACATCGTTCTATGAATCCTTGCCGGAAGAACCTGGACACCAGACAACTAAGTGGGAAACGGCCAAGGAAATGGCTAAGCTTGCCGGGGAATCTGGACGTGCCCCAATACCAACTGGTTCGGGGGTGTTTGCTGGCGGGGCAGACTTGGGGGATATCATCAAAAACATCGGGGGGGGACTTAAATCATTAGGCCCGGATATGTTAAAACTAGCAAAACCGTTTGTCGAACCAATCTTTAATCCTGGTAAACCGATAATGGAACAGGGTATGGCCCAAGCCGCTAAAGATAAGGCCAAAGCAATGGGTGTGGAAATGCCAGAACAGGTCAAGTCGAGACCATTGGATATGGTAAAGAACGCCTTGGGATTAGTTAGGTTTTGGCCCGAGACAATGGCGAAATTTATTAAAGACCCCGTGGGGACGTTCAATAAGGAACCCGTTAGTGTTCTGGCGTTGGCGGCTGGCGGGTCTGGGAAAGCAATCGGGAAGTGGATTAAGAAAGTAACTAGCATTGACGCATTGACTACCGCCGACGTTAATGCGGCATTTAAAGAAACGATTGCGGGTAATCCTAAGTTGGGCGTGCCACCCGAACTGACCGAGGCGTTTAAGAACTTGGAAGTACTTCCCGTAACCGAACCCACCACCCCACCGATACCCGACACCGCCGGAGTAATCCCACGGGAACAGATACCCACAACGGGAAAGTCCGCCCTTATCAGATATATGGAGGAGCAAAGGGTCAAGGGATATTCAGAGAAAGAATTGGCACGTGAAGAGGGGACCGTTCGGGATAGGGCTAAATTTGCCAACATGAGTCCGGACGAATATGTTATAAAACAATTAACCCCCATCGAGAAAGGAATAGCACCCGTTGCGCCGCCGACACCACTCAAAACCGGACCCGGTGAAGTCAAGGGATTGGGTATAGAGTTCGTGAATGACAAGGGTGAACCCATCAGCCGTGCCGAGGCGTTCCGTGGCAGGCAAGCCCGAGTAGAACCATCCATAGAAGAACCAGGTAAGATGAAGATTGTAATGACCCCCGCCCCGCCGGTTAATGACCACATTGCGATAGTCCAGAACGCCATCAAAGAAGCATTCCCCGTAAGACGTGAACAGGGAGCCCTATATCGTGCCGAGATGCAAAAGAGGGTGGCGGGGGTTGCGGAAGCCGGAAAGAAGATTCCGGGAGAGGCCGGTTTCTATGCGAAACTCGGAGAATTAAAGGGTCCGTTGCCGAAGGCCGAATTTGAATCTATTCGAGGAAAGATATCCCAGGAAAACATTGATGGTCTGTTTAATATGATTCAATCCCACCCGGAACTTTCCACGTTGGACAAGGTTAGTGCCGGAGAGGGGTTGTCTAAATTGTTTGGAGAGTTCGGCGGCGGTGTCCCGCAACCGAAACAACTTGCAATGTTGGAGAAGGTATTCGGGCCGGAATTCGTAAAAACCGTATCGGATAAAACACCATTTTTCAAGAAAATGAAATCTTTGGGGATAGAGATAGCCAATATTCCGAGGGCATTCATGGCTTCTACCGATCTTTCATTTGGATTAAGGCAGGGTGTTGTTTTGGCGGCAACCCATCCGGCAATCTTCTGGAAGAACTTCCCGAAACAGTTCAAGTGGTTTGTCAGCGAGAAGGCGTTCAATGCATCTAACGCAGAAATAGCAAGTAGGCCGACATTTGATTTAATGAACGAGGCAGGTCTTTCTTTAACCAATATGGGGAAACAAATGATTGGAAGAGAAGAACCCTTTCAGTCACCACTTGCCGAAAAGATACCCATTGCGGGATCAATAGTCAAGGCATCTAATCGAGCATATTCAGGGTTTGCCAATAAATTGAGGGCTGATACGTTTGACTATCTTGTAAAAAGAGCCGAAACATCTGGACGCGATCCGCATACAGATATTGGATTAGCCAAAGATATAGCAACGGTTGTCAACACCGGAAGTGGTAGGGGATCGCTTGGTAAATGGGAAAGGGCGGGTCCTGCATTAAACGCATTTTTCTTTTCTCCTAAGTTGATGGCATCTAGATTGCAGATGCTTAATCCAGTATACTACATAAAACTGGATAAACTTGCTAGGGTAGAGGCACTTAGGCAACTTGTTTCTACGGCGGGGGCTGGAGTAACAATCATGGGTTTGGCAAAGATGGCCGGAGCCGAGGTCGGAACAGATTGGAGAAGCGCGGATTTCGGAAAGATTAAGATTGGTAATACGAGACTTGATATAGGGGGTGGATTCTTACAGTATTTCAGAACCTTTGGACAACTCTGGACGAAACAAGTTGTAAGCTCTACGACGGGAAAGGTTACAACCCTGGGAGAGGGATACAAACCAATGAATCGATTGGACATAGCCATGAACGCCATACAATATAAAGAAGCACCTGTTGTTTCTTTTGCAACAAGTTGGCTCAAGGGGCAAGGAGCTTTCGGAGGGGCGGGTTTTGATTTGAAATCAGAAATAGCAAAAAGATTCGTTCCATTGGTCATACAGGATTTGATAGATGTTTATAAAGATGATCCATCTGTATTACCCATAAGTGCATTGGGTATATTCGGGGTCGGCCTACAAACCTATAGTCCGAGTTCATATACAAAGCGACATGGAACAAGAAAGAGTTTGCAATGGTAAAATCGTGGCACGCATTCTTGATAACGCTTGTCCTGATGGCAACGGGGTTTATGTGGACAACGTTTTATCCAAACGCGCCATATCAGACATTTGCTACGGCATTGGGTGCGGCATTGGCGGTCTATCTGGTCAAGCGATCTTACGGGCGGAAATTGGAGAAAGACAATGGCAGTGAAAAACCTGATTAAGTATGGTTTGATTGGCGCGGCAGTAATTATCATAGCCGTTCTGTTCATGCGGTCGTGTAGTCTGTACGATCAGAACTCTATCCTCAAAGGACGGTATGAAGAGCTAAAGAAAGTCGCCACAACTGACCATGCACTATTGACCAAGGATATTAGTCAACTGACTGCCGATATTGGCTTACGCGATGTGGAAATAACAAGGTTAAAAGAGTCCATCACCGTCATTAATACTGCCCTGATCGGTAGTGACAGGGACCTGGCGGCCATACGTGCTTCGTGGTCTAACCTAAGTGCTGAGTGTGTGCAAAAATTGCACGAACTGGATTCCGCGTGGATAGAGAAAGAGTTACTCTACAAACAGGAGATTTCGGTAGAACGTGGGATAACGGCGCAATGGGTGATTAAGTACAACGATGCCGTAAAGATCGGTGATGATTGGAAGAAAGACTACGAAAACGAACATACGCTTAGATTACTGGCAGAAAAACGCATCGGTGGCCTTGAGGGTAGCCTTAGGTGGTCAAAATTCTGGAGGACGGGGACTACGATCTTGGCGGTTGCGGGGGCGGGTTATTTCGCATTGGACACATTGAGGGGGAAATAAAATGTCCGTAATACAAACAGCCTCAGATGCTATCAGACAGTTTGGAACCCCTGTCACGTGGCCCTATGTGGGACTTGCCGCCGTGGCCGCAGTTGGTTCATGGCTTGCAGTCATTTTTAATAACCGAAAATTGAAGGCAAGTGGAAACAGCAAAGGATCAAGACCGGGAGAGGGTAAGACGTGCCGGGAGCATGGTGAGGCAATTTCCAAGTTTGATGAGTTCCGAATCAATGCAAAAGAATCATTAGGGAGGATTGAGGGTAAGATTGATAGATTGGTGGAGCGTCTGTGAAGAAGAAACTGGACAATCTTGCCGAGTGGAGAAAGGTGAACTTTTCCGAGACCCAGAAATGTCTTGACGTAGCCATATCAATTAGGGACAATACGGACTGCGGGGACAAGGAACGCATCGAAGCCGTTAAAGTTATCGCCCGGTTACTGGGTTCGTTGGCTCCCGAACGGATAGCGGCCCCGAAGGGTTCGAGTGGGGATGAGAACAAGGCGTTGAGCCAAGAGGAAACATCTTTACTGGACGGCCTACTGCATGACATTAATCCCGCCTAATCAATCTCTAGCCTTCTACCGACGCCTCACCTCGGAATCTTTTTTCCATTTCGTTAAACTTGTCGGGGGTTCCGTAGAACAGGGTGCAATAATAAATCGCACTATTCACCTTCCTTTATGCCTATTCTGGCAAAACGATTCTCTAAAACGAAAGGCTATCTTCATGCCCCGTGGTTGGTTGAAGAGTACCATCTTCACCATGTGGGGCGCGATATGGCGGTATCTACAAGACCCGAATGTGCGTATCCTGATAGTCAGTCAGAACGCCGAACTTGCCAATAGGTTCCTGTACTTCATACAGAAACAACTACTTACCAATAAGATACTAAGGAAGTTGTATGCCGATAAGCTGAGTCAGATTGACAATGCCTGGGTGCGCTCGCATAGATGGAGTCAGACCTATCTTGACCTACCACGTGAGTTGGACGCAAAGGAACCGACGATAACGAGTATCGGCATGGGTGGCGCGGCGCAATCGGGCCACTATGACTTTATTTTTGTAGATGACCCAGTCGGCGCAAAACACATTGATTCGCCCGTTGAGCTTGAGAAAGTCCTGCGATGGCAGGACAATAGTCCGGAACTTTTAATCAACCCAAATTATGCCGCTCCCGACGGTTCACAAATTATCCTAGTGTGTACTTTTTGGGGTCCGGCTGACTATGGTTCTTATGTCATGGAAAAATCTCCCGAGTATCATTGGCGCATAGTCCCGGCCCTAAAAGATGAAACCCTGGTTGACAACAAGAATGTCGAGTGGGTACAAAGTCCCCTGTCATCCCACAATGAGTCAAATTGGAACAACCCACCGGACGAGAGATATACCACAGAATACTATGCCACAATGAGGGATAATCCAGAACTCCAGGCTCTGTTTTTTTCTCAGCATCAAAATAACCCACATAAAGCACTTGGGTTGACTAAGTTTGAGAGAAGTTGGATTCGCTATTTTCATTTTGAAGAAAAAGATGGCGATAAATATGTCGTGTGCGAGAAAGACGATGGTAGTGATGGCGAGAGGGTCCCACTAAAGCCTATTCCCCTATATGGGATTATTGACCCCGGCGGATTCGCGGATACTAAGTTGATGAAGAAGGGGAGCCGGAATGCCATAGTGATTGCGGGTCAGGTAACTGGAAGTATTAAAAAATTCGTAATCTACACTTCTGCCGAAAAGATGCGTAAGCCATCTGAGTTCATGGATAAGATTTTCTCGGCGCATCAAGTCTTTGTCCCGAAAGCCTGGTCCGTTGAAATTTATGGTCCCCAGAAATACATCTTCTTTGACATCCTAGAGGAACGCAAGAAACGGGCAATACACTTTCCGGTATTTCCCCTACCCATGGATACCAGTAAGGGGGTCAAGGATGGTGACATTCAGACACTTCTGTCGCCCTTCAGCAACGGCGAGGTATATATCCATCGAAGCATGAAGGCGCTCATTGGAGAGATATGTGCATATCCGGGTGGATTAACTTGCGACTTAATAGACTGCCTCGGAAAACTTGCGCGGTATAGGTGGACTAGACACAAGGTAGAAAACCCAAAATGGAAACTAAACGACACCGAGGTGTCTATGGGTGGAAGATCGCGCATAACCGGCTATTGACAAACATCGCATTTGGTGCTATACTAAACAAATCATGAGCTTGCAATCTGGCAAAGGGACCAATTTCTGTCTTTCGTGTTTATGGCCTAAGATGAGCACCCCTGGTCGCAGGTGTGCTGTTTGTGCCGGGAGGAACCACCCCCCGATTAGTGATGAAGCTAGGTTCAGGATGAGAACATCCCACCTTGGTCAAAGGCTGGATGATGTTAGGAGGGCAAAATTAATTGCCGCTCTAACGGGCAGGATAGTTAGCGAAGAACAGCGGGAAAAGACTCGGGCAAAATTAATGGGTCACCCGGTTAGCCCGGAGACAAGAAAAAAGATATCCGAACACCATCTCGCAACAATGAAATCTCCGGAATACAGGAAAAGATTAAGTAATAGCGCCAAGAAACGTTGGTCAAATCCGGGCGAGAGGGAGATAAAAAGCAGGGCCACAAAAGAGGCGTGGGGAAATCCAGACATCCGAGTTAAATATTCTGGTCCAAATGCACACTTTTGGAGAGGTGGATGTTTTGAACCATACGGACCAGATTTCAATGATGATTTAAAAAACAAAATTAGAAAACGGGATGATTACCTATGCCAAAATCCTAAATGTTATTTGCCAGAGAACGGACACCACCACGATTGTCATCACATAGATTATGAACCAAAACACAATGAATTTGATAATCTAATTCTATTATGTAGAAAATGCCACGCAAAAACAACCGTAGGAAAACGCGATTTTTTCCAAGAATATTACCAATGCGTTCAGGAAGCAAGGGGGATAATAAGATGAATTCTCCGATCAGGGTAAAAATATACAATCGAGAGGGGTGGCTTTTAAAATGTGATGACGGGAGTAAAAAGGGAGTATTCGCGTACCACGACATTGGATTTACTAAAAAAGACAACCGCCCATTTTCAAAAATTTGGTTTTGTGATGTCTTTGAATCTGACCCCAAGAAGATTGACGGAAAAGAACACGAGGTATTTAATTTTAATCGCGTGTCGGCCGGAACAAAGTTCTTCAATAAAATTGGGGTTAATCCGAATCAGCTTCCCGTCTTAATAAAACTTGCCACTATTCTATATAACGAAATAGCGGGAACAAACGTATCTACTCCAGCTCTACCTGACCCCATGAATAAACCAACTGAAGAAGATGAACTGTATAATATGGTTATGGGCCATCCCAAGTTCTAGTGTCTCCTCTTGTTTATATCGGAGTAAATAACCATACCTATAAACCAAATACAGAAGAACACCAGGACCAAACCTATTTTCCACATATCGTTCAGATGCTCTTGACTTCCTTAACCTTTTCCTTGATTTTTACTGCGCCGAGATTACGGACGAGAATGGTCAGATAGTCATTGTCCCACGCCGAATCTGCCCAACCATACACACCACTCTTCAGCTTAGCATCTTCCTCGTCTGCCGCCAAGACATAACCCACTTCGGGCCGGAACACCATGGGCTTGTTCCTGTCGGCCCCGTAAACTCCGATGACTTCATAAAGATTTTTCATTTCGATTCCCTCCTTTAAGGGTTGTTTAATTAAATCGTCAAAGACCGTCTGACGTATGTGGATTACATTATCCTGGTCTCGTTCCGAGGTTTCAATATTACATCCCTTCCAAGTATACCAATTAACCCAATTACCATTAATGTAATTATTATCTGTTGCAGTACCACTCGTGTAATAACCGTTCATGTAATTCATTTCTTCTCCTTAACCCCCAAGTCTATTGCCCGATCCTCGTTACGGATAATGAAAAAGGATAACCATTTTAGAAACCCCCTACTGACGGATTTTCGAGTATATAGATTTATTTTACTCGCGCACTCGTGTTCGCCCTTAAATATGGGCATCATCCATTCCTGTTCCGGGTGTTCAGGGGAAGAGTATATGGCATGGTGATGCTGGATAATTCTAGGTTTTTTCATCTGGTTTACTCGGCAGCTCGTAGTGATCGCCCCGTACCCGCTTGATGGCGAGTCGCTTCTTGTCGAACTTGGACCCGCCTAAATCAAAGTGTTCCATGACGAACCATAGTAGTTGCTCTCCGCTCCTCATCTCGTCGTTCTCGTCGTCCTGTATGACCTCGAATACCTTGCGCGGTGTACCATCTTCGTACTCGTCATCATGCTCCAAGAGGTATCCGTTCTCGCCCCGTATGATTTTAAGGTCATTCATCTTTGTCTCCTTCCGGCAAAGCGTTAAGTAGGGCATAAATATCATTAACAAATTTATTTTTCCCGTCCACGTTTGCTAAATCACAGATTGTTCCGAATGCGAGTAGTGTAACTTCCTTGTTTATTTTCCCGCCAATCCGTAGAAAGCGTATTGCGGTTCTCTTGTGTTCTTCAGAAAGAAAACTCGGCTTATGAATCCAATTAATTACCGCATCGAATTTACTCATTTCTTGTCTCCCCGGAGAGACTTCCCAGCCTCGTACATTTTCTCGAAACGGTCTTGAAGTTTCCAGTAGTCCCGGACGATCTTATTTGCCGCCAGCCAATCGGCATCACTCATCTCGGCCTCGATAATGTACTTCGTCCAATCCTCGAATAGGTCGGTCGCGGAGTACTCCGAGCTGGTGTCCCTATCGATATAGATTTTCATTTTACCCTCTTGTTCCATGCGGAGATAGCACGCATTTCATCACCATTAAGGGGGCCCTGAGCCCCGCATTTGGAACAATAAATGTAATATATGCCCGAATCATTGATTGGGCAGGACGTAGATATCGGCCACCCACAGAACGGACACGGTTTCAGTTTAGTTTTTTTCACATAGACCTCCTTACGTTGGAATGACATTTATGGCACAGCCAAATCAAGTCTAACGGCCTAGAATAATCATAGTGGTGTCCCTCAATTCTTTTGGATGAACCCCCACATTTCTGGCATTTAACCTGGCGCGTCAGATCACCCCTAAGAACCGCCGCCCGTGCCGTACGGCGAGCCTTACCTTTTTCTGGGTTCTTGGAATCCCATATCCTTACACATTCCCTAGCCCTTTCCGGATACTTATCCCTCCACCGTTTATCGGCTTCCTTTATTCCGTCCGGGTGACCAAGTAACCACCTGTTTTTGTACTCTATCCGCTTGTCTGGGTTTCTTAAATTAAATTGTCGCTGAATTTCTTTAATCCTGTCTGGGTGAGTAAGGCGAAACTTTTTATTGGCCTCCCGGTTTCTTTCCCGTCGCTCTTGTTCTGTAAACATTTGTGTCAGCGGAGTATTAAAATGATTATCGCCCCAAGTACGGCAAGTACTATTCCCGCGTGGTAATCCAACTCAGTCCTGTCCCACTGCCGGTATGCCATTTTAAGGCCGAACACAACGATGTACACGCCTGCCGAGAACTGAATGAGGTCGCACAATGAATGTAGAGCATTGATTGCTGTCACTTTATTCCTCCTCGTCAAAATCAAGTAATATCTGTGCTAGGTAAGCATAGTTTCGGATATCCCGCAATGTATCCCGGACGGATTCGTCTTTCACCTGCAACTTACCATCCTTGGCAAACCGTTCAAGGCGAGAAAATTTATCTGAGAGTCGAACGATGATTCCATAGAGTCCGAAACGGCGAAGGTTACTAAGGGCATCGTCATCGCCGGCATAGTCGTTTCCCTTGGCCCGAAGGAGTGCCAGGTCTTCCGTAAAGTAAGCACAAATTAAATTATTCCGTTCATCAGCTTTCATCCGGCACTCCTTTCACTCCATGATAGGTTGGTATGCCTCGCACTATAGCTCTCATTACCTCGGCCCTACATCCAACGCTTTTCTCCCAACCTGGAAGCAAGACCATGATATCACTCCGTTCCAGGAACGCCATGCTGATATCCTTTATGGCCTCCTCGGAAATCGTCTCTCCGGATGGAAGGGACAGGAAATATTGGGCATCGAGACCGGGACAATACGGAGCATAACCCTTGCGGATGAGCGCAACGGCGACTTGGATCATATCTCTGACGTTCAACAAGTATTCTATGGCCGGATTCTTGGTATCGGCCCTAGTCCCCCGAGGAGTCATGCAACTTGCGATATATGCGGTTCTCATTCCGTCGCTCCCGGAACCAAGAACACGTCACCGTTCTCGGCGCACTTGGTTTCCTCCAAGGGAATTAATTTACGGCGAATAAATTCAGTCTGGGCACAAGTCGTCGCTCCCACAATTTCATTTAGAACGCGGTAGTTCTCGCCGTGTTGGTTGAGATAGATCAGCATGAGGTTGACTACCAAGAAATTCAGTTCTCCACTTGTGTCAATCCTCAAGTCCTTGGTCTTGTCTAGGAATCCTTGAAAACTTTCTCTCCTTTGCTGTGCAATGTAGGGCATGATTTCATTCTCCTTTTTGTAACCAAAAATCAAAGTCAGTCCGCTCATCAAAAAGGTGAAAATATCCGTTCCTGAACATCCCGAAGCCCTGGTTCCAGACCGGATGCGTCGTCGTCTTTACGTTCATATACTCGATCTTCTCGGGGTCGAACATCCCCCCGAGGTCAACAGCTAGGAACTTTCCGCTTGGGTCATAATTCCAGCCGACGTGATGGCCGTGGGTATTAAGGATGTTCTTGAGATATTTTGAGCAGAGCGCCCGAGAGGCTATCCCGGCCTTCTGGGAATAGGACTTAGGGTGAACACACAGCCATTCGCCGCCGATGGTGAGCTTGTCATAGAGGCTGTATTTGAACCGCTTGCCGTATTCCGGACCGCTCCAGAGTTCGAACAGATATCGCGCCTGGATAACGCCGTCGGTCTGCCGGCCAAGTCTATCCTCATGGTTTCCTTTGACAACGACAATTTCCTCGAACTGGGTTAATAGGGATTGAATGAGTCGCCGGTTTTCATTGGCCTCATCGCCTATCCCCGGTTTGTGATCCGAATAATAGTGCGATGCGAATCCGAAGTCCACGAGATCGCCGATGACAATGAGTTTCTTGATGCCGAACCGCTCGGCTATCGCTAGGCTTCGATTGTGCCATTCTACGGAATAATAGGGAGAATGGTAGTCTGCCGTGATGATATAGTCATCCATTGGAAGTTTAAGATCACCCTTAAAAACGGGGATGTCCGGGTTTTCTTCAAGTGTTCCTCGTGGGGTTTTCCCATACCGATAGATGGCGTTTTCTATACAGCTCACGGGTTGCTTAAAGACTTCAGCAATCTTTCTGGCCGAATCTCCCCTGGTCAGCATTTCTTTCATTTCCACTAGGGCTTCCAGCGTCCACCGAAACCTTGCCTTATTCATTTAGTTCTCCAAGATGTTAATATAAAACATATTTAAAGGATTGTCAATAGTTAAATTTTCTGTGGTAAAACTCCATTTACTCCTCCTTGCCCAAAGATGTCCGAGACGACCATTTTCTTAGTCCTCTTTCTCGGGGAGAAATTTGTAAAAAAGGGGGAGGTCTGTATGATTCATCCTGTTTTGCCATCTTAGTCCTCTTTTCCCCGAGAAGTCGTTTTCGCTACCTTTGCGTCCAGGGACGACTTATTCAACCACTCTATTACCGATGGATTTGGCACATAACCATTAACATTCAACTCCCATCTTTGCACCATCTTCATAGACACCTTCAGTTCTTTCGCTAAACTCTTCATCGTCAGTCCAGCCCTGATCCGTGCCCGACGTATCTGCGTCCCAACACTCTCGCTAATTCTACTTTTCTTGGCAAGAAATGCACTCACCTCCCGATGGAACTCCGCCGTGTCTCGAAATTGTTTTCCCGTGATCTTCTCTAATTCTCTGACAATACACACCCGATTAAATAAACCATTCTCGTCGTCCCCGAGTTCTCCATTCACAATGATCGCATACAACCGGCTTACCCTAGCGACCGCGTTCTCGATCTCCTGATCTGTCATGCTTTCCTGATCTTGGGGTCGCGTCTCTTGCCCGGTTTCTTCGGGGCCGGTTTCGCATGGAACTTGGCTTCGTGTTCTTCCATGACGGTAGTGATGTACGCAAAACCATTGGTAATCCGCCTACTCAAGATGTCCATGTCCCCATGAACATCAGCAATTCTTTTGCTCAAAATATCCATCGCGACACGAAACCTCTCCGCATAATCTAAAAAATACACCGCGGCATCGGTCAACCGTGAATCTAAATACTTCCTTGTAACCATCTTGTCCTCCTACTTTCCAAAATTCCTCATCCCTTAAAAGTTCTTTGGAACTTAGTTTGCTTCCCCAATGATTTATTCGCTTCCTCATCCGCCTCCTCACTATGCCACGGATTCTGCATAACAAACTTCCAGCCATGCACTAACTTGAAATCAGCTATCATTTTATTTGGATTACTTGCCCCCTTCCATGATTTAGCCTTAACGATCTTTGCCCTACCATGATTGAGGGCAACATACAAGACCGGCTTTTCCAGACTCATGCCTCCTCCCCGCCCAGTATCCCTAAAATCATCCTTCTGTAATAGGATTATGGAAATTCCCTGATCCAACTTCTTGTGAACGTCTTTAAGTTTCTTAGCAACCTCCCAATAATTATCAACAATCTCAAGATAGTCTATGATATTGACGGCATTCGGCTTAATAACGTCCTGGAAATCATCAGACCTTGTGTATGGGGTGAACTTCCATGCATCCAGGGCCACGTCGTCTACCTTAGACAACCTATCGCGCAACCTTGACGCACTCATTTCGCTATTAAAATAGTGAATATCCCATTTATTCATGTTTCGCCGAATGAAATCCACGGCGATGGCCGTCTTTCCGGCGTTCTGTGCGCCTGCAAAGCACACAATGTCCTTCGGAAATATGGTGCATACATCGTTTAGGTCTAGGGGCCAATCAAAGGTAAGCCCCTCTGTCGGCGCGTGTAAAAAGTCCAGTATCTCAAGTTCACGTTCTACCCGTCGAAAAATCCCATCCCTGCCGCCGGACGGCTCAATAATCCCCTCTGATTTCAGCCTGTGAAGAACCACCCGAACATTGGGCCTATCCCTTAGTGTAACGTTTTGTAACGAATTGTAACAGTCTGTAACGCTAAAGTTACCATTTGTAATGCTTACCCACTTCTTGACATCCTCAGCCAAGGCGTGTTCCCGGCGGCCCATCATCTTGACCATGGATAATCCGCTAATCAACTTACTGGCTTCGTCTGTATCCCCGTCATAGGCAGACATGGCTATTTCCTGTGCCGCCTTAATGATGTTCCTTAACCCGGACTTCTCTTTAACAATGCGGCCATAAACGTAGATATCCCCGCCCGCCTGTAATCCATCTACCAACTTCCCTATCTCCGTAGCCGATACCCTGCCCCCAATCTGTTCGTAAATCGAAGCGAGGTTGACTTCCTTATTGTCGGTTGCCAGGGTAACGATTGACTTAAAAACCTCTTTGTTCTTGTCTCCGTAGAAATCTTCCGGGGTCACTAGGCCAATGGCATCGGGTATCCGCTTGGGTTCGAGTATGGATATGCCAAGAAGGGCACGTTCCGCCTCTAGGTCATGGGGTTGGACTCGTCTATCGGTCATGGTTGCCTTTCTATTTCTGCGATTGCCTTGATGATTTGGTATGCGACTTGCGGGACGATGCTGTTGCCGAGTGCCTTAAGGCGGTCCACCCGTCGGGATAGCCCATCATCCACTCTACAAAGGCGGGTTGCAACTTCAGGCCAGTTTTCTTCCCATCGTTGGAATGAAGAACCGTCCCATCCGGTTGTTTCCCCTTCTCCTCCAATATATTGTGCAATGATATCTGTCCGCATCCCCATATCCTGTTGTGGCCTGTCCCATCGCTGTGATTCGGTGTCAGGAGCATTGCTATTAATTCCGTTGGTGATGGTGTTCTTCCCCTCAAGAAGTCTCCGCGCCGCCCCCCGCCCTCTTGGGCTTGAGGAGTACCCAATAATCCAGACCCTATCCCTTCTGTGTGGGGCGTTGACAGCGCAAGCTGGAATAACAACCGGCTGGACTTCATAGTCTTCGCCTTCCAAGTCAAGACACACTTGTTCGAGTTCCATATTGACGATTCCAGCAACGTTCTCACCAACGACCCAAGTGGGCCGGGCCTCCGATATAACCCGGAGCATTTCAGGCCAGAGGTGACGGTCATCTTCCTTGCCTCGTCGCTTCCCGGCACAACTGAAAGGCTGGCATGGGAAACCCCCGGTAAGCAGGGTTGCGCCTCGGAATCGAGAGCTGTCGAAGGTGAAGATGTCGGGGATGAGGAGAGGTCTAATATCTCCTCCTCCAAATTGCACCTGTGCCTGTTCACTTTCGTTGCCCTGACCATTTGCGCCCGAGGTGTCGGCAACAGCCCCGAACCTTGCCTTGAGCACTTCCTGACAGAACGGCTCGATTTCACAAAAGGCGATGGTTCTGAATCCTGCCCATCCTGCGGCGAGGGCGAAGCCCCCAATACCAGAGAAGAGATCGATGTGTGTGAGATCATCGGTCATGTCTTCTCCCACATCTTCAGTATCAAACCATAGAAGTACGCCGCCCACTTGTCCTGATAATCGTGCATCCATTTAAGGGGATTCAAATGATACCCAGTATGACAATTGCGGCAAGTTGGTATTATCCAATCATCTGGCGCACCTGCACCCCTGGTCTTGGGGAAGTGGCTTTTGTCTACCGGGGAGACACCGCACAAGATACATGGTTGTGCCTCAACGTATTCGGTATAACTCTTATATTTCAGGAGGTCCGACAAATTATCAACCGTCGGGATAGTCATGGGGAGGGAGGAAAGAATAGACTTACCCTGACATTGCCGGACCTCATTTTCAAGATCGGAGCGACTTAATTCTCTTGCCTTATTTAACCAATCTTCCCTATGGTGTTCTTCCAATATCATGGCGGGAACTAGGGGGGAAATAATTTCCAGTCTCTTGCTACCAATATCTATGAGAATTTGTTTTGGAATTGATAATTTCTCTACATAAAGTTCCCATGTCCGAATAAGTTTATAAGCCTTAGATCGGCTCATGGCTAAGTCTGGATCAGCAATATAAGACTCAAATGTTTTGTGATCGAGGACGACGTAGAGTTTTTCATCTCGAACCCTCTTTAACAATCCGGCAAGTTGAATGAAATTAGCCTCGATATTCATCCGACATTCAATAATCCATTTATTGATTTGGTGCGCCTCTGCAGCAACCAATTCAATGGTCATGTTTTCCTCCATCGTTTTAATGCCGCCATACTCATTTTTGTCCTCGTTTCCTTGCTAATGGGGGATCGATTCCTTCCGGCATCACTAATTTTCTTTTTGGTTTCTTCTGTATGGTATTTTCCTAACATTCCGCCAATACTTCCTTTATGGGCAACGCTCATTTTTCTCTTCGTTTCATCCGATGCCCTTCTCCCAACATGAATCATTCGAAGTTTTTCTTTTTGTTCTTCGGACATTTTCTTGCCTTTGCGGGCCATGCTAACTTTTCTTTTTGCTTCTTCCGTATGTCTGTGACCAACGCAATTTTTGTTTCCCAGAAGTCGATTACTTATTTTTTTGCACGTTTCTTCGCTAGCCGTAAAATTATTCCCACCCGTGTTCATGTTATATCCATCGGGGAAAGTGGTTCGTAATCGTTCAATCCAATGTTGTTCCCAATTATTCAATTCATCTTTGGGATAAATATTTTGCATAAAAACAAATTTATCCAGTCCGTGTTTTTGGAGAGAGTTAGAAAAATAAATATTATTGTCTTTTGATAAGTGTTCCATAATTCGACGTTTAAAATTATTGGTTTGTCCAACGTATTGTTTCCCTGTTTCTAGGTTGGTGGCAACATAGATGATTCCGGTCCTGGGAACTACCCCATTGGTCATTAACTCCGTCGTCATTTCAATTCCCCCAGTACCTTCATGTGTCTTTTATTCCATTCTAATAAATTTTTGATACATTCATTGAACATTAATACTGCCTCGTCAGGAGAAATAACTTTATTAATACTGGTTCCTCTCCCCATATGCTTATACCAACTAATTTCTATATCCCCATGTTTGAAATTGTATTTTTGTGCTTCCTCGTCATTCCACGAATAGGGCCAAACCTCAAATCCAGAATCTTTGTGTTGGTTATTGAATATGTCGGCATCTCCCCAATCGCTAAACGGATCAAACTCGTGTTGATATTCATTCCCCCCAATTCGCCGCACCTCTTCACGTATCCCCTCCAAAAGAGCAACGATATATTCTGGACACTCAACGGATTGCCAAGGTTGGCCGAAAGCCATTTGCCCCATTTCTGGTTCATAATATTTAGTTTCGTCCATGACTTGTCCTCCTTATTTTAGGTTCCCCAGGTCCTTCCTTAGTTTGTCCAGTTGCGCCGCCGTAAGCTCTTTGAAATCCCACAAATCTCTAAGTCTATAGTATTCTGACTTGTGTTCCTTGGTAAAGAAGCGAATCTCCTCTCCGGGATAGTCGTCTCCGGGGCCGGTTACTTCGACGCGCCCACCGACATAATTTTTAAAGGCTTGATTTAAAACAGCTTCTTCTACAAAACTAAGGAAAAATTTTTTAACCTTTTTCATTTGTACCCCCCAAATAATCTGCCATTAACCTAAGAACCAGGGCATCGTTGTGGGCATATCCAATTGCCATATTGCAATTGGTACACAAAATGCCACGAATCTTCCCCGTTATATGGTCATGGTCAATACATGGACCTGGCCCATTAAATTTATCTGATTTACAAATGGCGCATTTCCCATCCTGTTTCGCTAACAACATGTCCACGTCGGCAAGTGTCATGGAATACTTTAATTTCAAATGAGATTTTCGACTACTGGACGCGTGCATTTCTTTCACTCCTGGCCGCCGCTCATAGGCCACTTTCTTGGCCCGTAGTTCATCCTTGTGGGAAAGTCGATATATCTTACCGGCCACCGACTTCTTAATCTTTATTTCGTCGCGGTGGGCAATTCGGTATAGCCTGGAGGATTCTTTTCTTTCATCTTGGTGAGCAAGATAAGATTTCCTATTACGAACCCTTTGCCGAGCCTTAAATTCCGGTGTTTGGCGAAAGACCTTGATTTCATCCTTATGGACAATATATCTGGCCCTAGAGCGCGCCATGTCTTTATCCCGATGGGCGAGGTAGTATGCCTGATTATACTCTTTTTTTGTCTTACTGCTTTTCCACATCCCCGCCCTCCTTCAATATGTCGCGGACAATATCTAGGTCATTCACCCCGAGCAGGTCGGCCAAGATATCCTCCCCGTCCCTGTGCGTCAGTCCCGACTCGGCCCATTTGTTTGCCGCCGCATTTATGGTTACTCCTTCATCACACAAGGATTGTATGTCTCTAACGGCCCAAGCAAAACACGATTTTTCACAGTGGGGGCGTCGGCAATTCATTTCTTTTTCCATCGCCCGACAGAATTTTCTGAAGTCCTTTCTGTTGCCCATGAGGTTGATGTGTACCACGTTATTTTTCAGGCCACTTCAGTATTGTTTTATCATGGTCCAGTTCAAAGTACGCCAAAAGAGTTAAAAATTTGTCCATATAGTGGTTCATAAGGTTCATGGGGACTTCTTTAAACTCGGGCATTCCGGTAATTTTGTCTAATCGTAAAATACCCATGCCATCCATTTTTTCACCAGTCATTTCTTCGTGTGCGTAATTATATGCAGTTACCTGAATCTCCATCCCCGGCCAAAATCCTTTCGAACTTTTGAAATCCACCAGATACTTCTTGCCGTTAATCATGCCAATGAAGTCCAACGTCCCAGCATACCCGACCTTACTGTATACCGTATGTTCGCTTAGTAAACAGATTACATTATTTTTGTTTACCCATTCAATGAAAGCATTGTATGGCTTATCTGTTTCTTTATCAATCACTATGACTTCATTTTTAAAGTATGCTTCAATCGCCGCATGAACCCGCGTTCCGATATCCCCGGCCTTCTCGTAGTCCCGCTTTGCCGTTGCCTTAGCATACTTCATTAGTTCATTGAGGTCCATCTCCTTGAATTGTTTAAGGCTTATTTCTCCAGAAACAAGTTTGTCTAGAAGGTTTTCCCGCAAATAATTCACGGCTAACCTAGAAAAATATGCTCCAGGTATCTTCTTGACCTGAGAAAGTACTGACGTAACAGAGGGGACAAGGCCAAGTCCAGGAATATCATACCGTCGAGAATCACCATTTTGATATTTTTTTATATTATTCATTTATATTTACCTTACTGTACTTCTCGCTCATTTTGCCCTTCTGTTCCAGGCGGCGATAGCTTCATCTGGCATCCTAAAGTATAGTGTTTCTGCTCCACACGCTTCGTCTGTATGAATATATTCACCATCACATGTAACCCGATATGGTTTCTCTGATTTGTGACAATCCCAATCTGCTTCGTGTATTTTAGCTTCTCTTCCGCAGAACGGACATGGTTTTAGTTTCTTCTCGCTCATTTCTCCCCCTTGTAATTTGTCCGCCTTGATTTTATCGCTATCCTCTGCACGTAGCCGGGCGATGATGGCGTCGCACTCCGCATAAGTAATCACACGCACTCGTCCCGTTGTATAGTTTCCGATCACGGAAATTAAGTCATCCGTGCTGTACTTCTCGCTCATCTCTTCCCTCCATCCGGCAGGTGAATTTCTTGATGGCAGGAATGACATAACCATAAAACTTCCAGTGGTTTTTCGTAATCAAAGTGGTGGCCTTCAATTACCTGTGATGAATTACCACATCTTTCGCATATTCCCGGCCTAATAATTCTCCCATCCTTTATGGCATGATTGAGGGCGTGCTGTGCCTTCATCTTCTTGGGATATTTTTTCCACCACCGCGCTCCCAATTCCAAGCGTTTCTCTGGATTCCTTGTCCTCCAGCGTCTATTGTGTTGAGTGGCGGCATTGGGATGTTCCTTTCTCCACTTTCGATTATATTCACGCCTTTCTTCGAGATGAGTGGTTCCATAGGATTTGTTATACGCGGCTATTTCTTTCTTGTGGGTAATTCGATATTCTTTGGTTGACATGGCTATTCTTTATCTGGGAGACTTTCGAGCAGGGCGCGGATTTCATTTCTTGGATAAACGTCAAAATACGTTGTTGTTTCTACGTTACTTTCTGATAGCATTTCAAATGGACTTACAAGCGTGCTGGTATTTATTTCCCTCAAGCAAACATCCTTATGAATCTTCCCCGCCGCTTCGAGGACGCGGATGGCGGCCTCTAATTGAACTTCCATAAGTTCTTCATCAACTAGAATTGCTTCCCCCCTAGCCTCGTGGAGAATCCTGATTGCGTCATCGAATGGCCCGTGTTTAGGTTCGCTCATCACGTCACCTCCCTCCTCCTTAATTCCTCCTCGAAGGCAAATAAAAACTCGTCGGCATTGTCCCCAAAGCCGTTCTCTTCAATGGTTGCGACCGCATCTTCGGCACATTCGATTGCCATCTCTCCATGAAGTCCATCAATAGCAGAGTAAGCCTGGAGGAGAAGCGCGTCGTGACATCTCCCTAGCATTCGGATACAGTTTCTGATGTGAGAAGTCTTCATGTTTTTAATTTTCACCTTGGTTCCATCTTTAACTGTCCACGTTCTTCTCATCATATCACCTCCGTATAGGCATCCTTGTCTTTCTCCAACAGACAATCCAATGGATCATCACAATCATCGAACCTGGGGCACAACTCCTCGCATTCGCTCAGCGTGTCCCGGTCCTGCAATAGCCGCTTTTCATGCGCCTTAATGCGCGACCACATCCAATTCCTATACCAAACAACAAATGCAGACAGAAAAATCCAACCTAAACCCATCCAAATTATTGTTGACATTACCAGGCTTCTTTTAGGGAGGCATAGATTTGCTTAGCGACGGCGATAACAGACTCTACGCAGGTTAAATCGCTCTTCTCTACCCAGCTTCCTACGACTTGCACGGCAACATTTAATGCCGTCTGCCTCGCACCTATCTCCGGCACAATGGATTTTGGGGTCGGTGTCTCCCTGGGTAGAGCTTGCGGCGCGGTACTTGGAGCAGTAACCGACTTAACCTCATCCTGGGGTCGGATAACAACATCAAACCCCAAAATTTCATTTGTTGTCTTATTGCTCCCGTCTTTAGCCACATATGGCCTAATCTCATAATCGACATCAACGCGATCCCCGGCTTTCAGGGAAGTCAGTCTTTCCCATGCACCTGGTATTTTATCCCACTGAGACTTCCTAGAGTTTATCCACGTTCCTTCCGCATCACATATGCCGATCCTTGGCCCAAACTTAGTGTCTTCAACCTTAACAGCCTTAATGATAATTTCTTTTTTCTTTTTTTCCATAATCATCTCCTTAATTCCCATTATTTCATTGAACCGTGACAGTTCCATTGGCCTTAACAATCTCATATCCAAGATCATAGATGGCATTACACACGCCTGCTACAGCAGCGGACTTCAGCTCCATATCAAACGCACTGTCGCAGTTGCCAGCCCCCATCTCTCGAATAAGCACAAAAACAATCTCTTCTAACTTCATAATACCTCACCTTCCTTATCCTGTCTCTTCCAACACTCATGGGCTTCACTAGAGCCATCTTCGAAGTAAATAATCAACTTGGGAATTGCCCACATACTTCCATCATAGGAATCGTATGGCTGAAATTCCACCCCATCAAATATCTCAGTATTATTACAATCCCAATCCCCGTCTAAGCCAAGACTAGCACTTTTAATTTGTCGTCCTTCTTTTATAATGGTTTCTAAAATTTTCCTGGCTTTATTTTCATCAACCATCATAACAAACTTTTTTCCAGCGTTAAGGGATTCGGACATTAATATTCCATTAATAAAACCAATCGACTTGGGCGAATGGTTTTTCATTGACGCTATTTTCTTTATTGTTTTTATCATAGATATAACCTGCCCTTTTCAGGTGAACACAAGTCCTTTAATTTTGTAGTTCTGCAATCGAGGCAAAATCTAGTCCATTTTGGGCTATAGTCTGCCGGATACTCCTTGATCCACTTCCGGCAGATATTACATCGACGGCTAGGACTCAACTTTAGGTGCTTCTCGTAATGTATTCTGCGCTCTTCGTAGCGGCCTTTAAGTCTACTCATTTCCCGTTCTCCTTGATACACTTGGCAGATCGACGGAGAGACCGTTGCCATATAAAATATCCATTTCGGCATTTATAAAATTTCCTATCTGTTGCCCACCCGTCGTAATTGAGTAATGGACACCGCAAACAACTCGTTGGGTTTTTCAGATCGATTGAAATGTTCATTTCTCACCTCGAAAATTAATATACGCCCTATTTTAGAACTTGTCAAGGAATATTTTATCTCCGCACCAGAAACTTGATACTCCGGGTACACCATGAACCTTACATCTCTTCGGACAGTCGGAGCAAGTACCACTAACACCAAAGACACTCTCTCTCTCTGCCAATGAGTAGTAGAAATCCCCCAGGTCCGTGCCATGTTGCTCCCGCGCCTTCCTGAAATACCGCTTAACCCTTACCGATTTTTTCATCTCTCTCTCCCTTGTAACGACTTGTAACGATTTGACATGGTTTGTAATAACCTTGAAACGCCCTTGTCACGATACCGGTTACATTATTTTGGAACCCATGGCTTATCGTCAATCTTTACCGCCGCCATAATCAAGTAATCTGGGTGTTTTTCTGTATCTTTGTGTTTATTTTTCCACATTGTGACCATGGTGCCATCGGGGATAGTGTTTTTGAACTTTATTCTAACAAACGTATCTCCCGTGGAACTAACTCCATCCCATCCACCGCCGACGACGATGTAATTTGACATAATAAACCTCACTTTCACATAAAGTCTAACACGCCAAAACGGTCATGTCAAGAATTTTCTTTAGACTTATACTCTTTATATATAAATATGTTTAAAAAGAACTTTATCAAAGAAGTTCTTATAACACCAATAATAGTAATAGGCAAAATGGAGATCGTCGGGCGTTCCTTTGCTCGGCGTCATAACGCCTCGCTCGACGCCCTCACCCGATCCCTGAACTCGCTCTCTCATTTAATCGTCCCCTTGATTTATACTCTCTCTAGGTTACAGCGCGGCTTAATGTCTCTACAGGAGAACTAGCCTCGCGCCGGTGTCCCTATTTATT